ATTTACAAGGTCAGCTTCTGTTTCATAGACAAGGATTTCGTCAATGTACTTGCAGGCTTTAAGTTGCTCGTAGCGTTCGAATACACTTTGAATAGGTTTGTTTTTGGTATCGGGACGATCTATAGTAGGATCTGTTTGCAACCCCACAATCAAATGGGTGCATTGTGTCTTTGCTTCTTTGAGCATCATAATATGCCCTGCGTGGAACAGGTCAAAAGTTGAGCAAGTAAAACCTATTTTCATATTATATTGCGTTTAATTAATTTTAAAATTCGTTTACGCATCTTGTAGGCTTCAAAATATTCGTAGCACCTAGCCATTGATAGTGTTATAGATGAATGTTTCTTGAGATTAGAACATATCCATTCGGGGCTACGCTCTCCTAATTTTTTAAATTCAACATCGTCAAATTCAACTAATTTAACTTTTTCTTTAGAATTAAATTTAATATAAATTAGTGCATCACCTTCTTTAATATTAAGTTCTGTAATTCCTGGTTTGAACATGAATGCAGGTTTTCCAGCAACTCTAAACCATTGTCCTATATCAAAACTAGCTGAAATAGAGAATGTGTTTTCTGTAAAGCTATTCAAATCGTAGTATGCAGGCAGTTGATTAGCAATTAAACTTTCTTCACTAAAGAACAAATAACCCATACCTAACTGGTGTATACCAAACTTTCCTTGAGATTCTCCCAGGAATGCTTTGGTAAAATTCATTTCTTGATTTTCAACTTTAATTGTTGATTTGTTCATGCTTATGTGTAATTTTAAATCTACAGGACTTTTAATCACATATATATTTTTTAAGTCGTCGACAATAGCAGGACATTTAGAAACTAACGGTCCGAACAATTCCTGGTAGTTTAAATGTTTTAATAACGGTTCTGGTTCGGGAATTCGCATATCGGAAATTAATGCATCGTCTCCAAACCCTATCATGGCTAGATCTGAAATTCCTGGATTTGATCTAGTCCAGTAGACATTAATAGTCATATTAACCCTTTAGATATTGTGATAATTCGGGTGCAACCCAGCCTAGAGGCTTAAGTACTTTACCGTCTTCTCGCTTGCGAACTTTGCCGGTCTCATTATCAATTTTTGCAAAGTTAGTTTTCATAACTTCCTTCCAAGCACCTTCGGCATCTGCACCCATCGAATGAATCGCGCCAATTGTAACAACTAGAATATCAATAAGTGCATCTAATTGTTCTACACGATCAGCAGCTATTTCTGCTGAAGTTAGTTCATTAAACTCTTCTTCAATAAGATTTTTATAAAGTTCAAATTGTTTTTCATTTATTTCGCCTACTGTTTGGTCGCAGGCCCGCATAAATTTTTCTTGATCACGAAATGGATTCGTCATGAGTATCCCTTAAGATTTTAGTATCTTAATTATGCGCTTTTTTTCTTGTTCTGTCAACCACTCTTCTTCTAGACTGCTAAAGTTTGGAGAATCATTTAATGCTTGGTCAACTAGAAATTTAATTTGATATAGGTCTTTTTTGCAACCAAATGCAGTAAAGCCATCATTGTAGGGACTAGAACACTCCCTAGCGAGTGCATGGACTTGCGTGGCAATTTCTTCCACGCTCCATGACTTCTTTTTCATCTGCATGTATTACATCGAATCAGCTACGTACCAGTCTTCGGCTGCGGGTGCATGATCAGAAACACCAATAATACATTTTGCATCAACCCGGTGAATTTTAACTTCACGCTCGCCGTCGTTAATGTGCATAGCACGAGTCCATCGACCGTGTTCAATCAAGATCCAATCTCCAACTTTTACGTCAGTTTGATCGGGACCGATGCAATAGACTTTACCCCATCTAGGCTTGATACCGTGAGTTTTGCCGTTATCGCTTCTGAGAATTAAACCAGCGGCTGTTGTAATGTCTCCAAACTCCATGTCTGAAACAATTACCCAATCGTGTAGTGCTCGGATCTTAATGTTTTTAACGTCAAAATTTGTAGCCATGTTTTATTTCTTTCCGCCAGCTCTAGAAGAAACTAGTTCATCCTCAACTGCTCTAGGATTATTTTTATAGTAGTCTTGCAAAATTTGCTCACGTGTGCGCACCACCTTGCCACCAGAACCTAACTCGTCCCCTCTAGCATTTACTTTCATGTTTCCGATTGCAGGAGACAATTCATTTTTAAGCTGAAGCTTTTCCATGTCAATTTGTTTGCCCTGCATACTTGTATAAACTCTACCCATTTTGATCTCCTTTAAAGAACTCTTCTATTGGTATATTGTATTTAACGCTGTCGATCTTATGGACCCCAATGATGTGAAGCACATAGCTAGCTACACTAGATCCACGACCTACTCCCCAAACTATGTTATTAGCTCTAAGAGTGTCTACTACATATTTCATGGTTTTTAACACAGGAATCATATCGTGTTTGGCAAATAGCCTTAGTTCTTCAACTACTCTTGCTCGTATTTCGGGAGTCGGACAACGTTGATATAACCAGTCTAAAAGATCCATAGTTCGATACTCTTCCGGAATAAACCAGTGTGCAGTATCGATTTGTTGTTTTGGAATTGGGTAATCTAAAAATTCGTCGTTAATATGTTGAACGTATTTTTCTAATTCTTTAGATTGTGAAACGCAGTGTGAAAGAATATCAGGACCGTGTCTTAGAACGCCTTCTGTTAATTCTTCAATTGTGTTATTTGTTAACATTAATTAGTTGATCCAAATCGCCATCAAAATTCATTTTAGTTTTTTCTAAATATCTATTTGATAATTCCTGTTTGTATATTGTAACAAACATTCCGATTTGTGTCAAGAGCTCAGGTTTACCTAAACGCTGAGCCGTGAAATACTTTCTGGTTAATTCTTGTAGTTTTTCTTCAACTTCATTGTCTTTCAAATGCGAAAGATCGGTTCCCCGAGGATCAAACATTAGCTAAACTGTCCTAGATAACGTAAAAAGATTCTGTCGCTTTTGTGTTTCCAAACTTCAACAAACACAGGATTGCCACTGCCTGCTGCGGCTTCTGCAGATGTAATAGTAAATGGAGCAGGAAATGCTGCATCTTTTTTAATTACAGTTCCGCCGACTGTGCTAAAAGTTAATGTTCTAGCAGTACCATCACCGTACAATTCCAATGTAATTTTCCCAACTCCCTCGGGTAATGTATCATCATCTGGGAAGTTTAAAAATTCTACAGTTGTGCTGACGCCAAATCTAAAAATTTGATAGTTGCCGTTTTCGTAGTCAACAGTTAGGGGAGCTGTAATTACTCCGCCGTCGAATTTCTTATCGTAGTTATTGAGCATTACTGCACCACTTAACAGTTTTTTGTTAAAGTCGTTGTCAGCATCAGTTCTTGCTACATTATTTTGTAAATCAGTGATCTCAGTTTTAGCTGTGTTGAGACTGGTTTTGATAGTATCAAAGTTATCTCTAAACACCTGCGTGTCGTTGTCCTCTCCTGCTACAGGAAAGTTTTCATTTATGCCCAAATAGTTAATATTGCTCGTCACGGTAATTTTTCTCCACGTTGCGGAAATGCAAGGTATTTATCCTCAATTTCTCCGTCTAAAATATCTATTACATATCGATCAGCGGTAAAGTCGATGGATTTAAAGTCAAAACCGCTGGATTTTATTCTGGAAAGAACCTTTTCGGAAGATCCGGGTTGTAAGTAGCACAAGATCAATGCCTTTACATAACCAGTCTCTACAAAGCTGTCGGTCTGTATACTACGCATCCACAACGGCAAAAATTCTCTGTCTCTTTCTCCAACACCTTGTATTCTCTTTCTCATGTTCTTGATACTGTTAGGGAATATACGTTGGTGATCGCTATCGCTGGCAAATGGAATATTGCTGTCAACTTTGATAGAATCATAGCTGATAAGCACTTTACTGTTTATGTTGTTTGGTAAATTTACAGAATTACTAATGCTTTTTCCGTTCTTTTCAAACTCGTCTACTATATCTACATAAACAACTTCGTACAGAGGTTGTTGAGTTAGCAGATCCTTTGCCACTGCATATTTAACATCACCAAATCTAATCTGTTTTCTGTAGTGATTTCTACTCAAAGCCTGTATATAGTTAACTGCTCCAACACTTTCAATACCTGCAAACAATAGAATTTTTAATTCTGTTTGAATTCCAAAGTTAGCATCGCCGTATCGGTAGATTTCGTCATTTCTAAATATATTAGAATCAGTGATAAAGTTGTACCAGTTTAATCGCTTGTCTTTAGTTTGGAATGCTTTTAGATACAGATTGGCAAATGTCTTTTCTGTGTTAGCTACTACAGTAATGAAAAATTCTTTAATATTTTCTGCAAATTGCGCAGTATCTCTAGCTTTTACTTTAAATATAAACTTCTTGTCAAAGCTAGAAGTATCAGCATCAAACGTGGTATTAAACGTAATAGTGCCAGTAGAATCTACAAGAGAAGAGTCTCTGTCAAAGAATCTAGTTAGGCCAGGGCCTGCACTGTCGGCAAACTGTTTTACTTTGCCCTGAATGATGCCTGTGGATAATAATGTTAGTCCTGGCGGCAAGGTCCCTGAATAGAGTTCGTAGACAACCTTGTTTCCATATAAAAGACTTTCAGCTTCTACGTTGACAGTACTAGGTTGATTGGGTTTGATAACACCTCGATCACTATCAGATATCCATCTAATGGCGCTTTCGATTTCTCCAACAATATCTACCGTGAACGTTTTCTCTGCTGTAGCAACACCCAGATTCCAATAAGGACCATCTACGGGAACTACGTTTCTATGTTCTTGTAAACATATGTAGACAAAGCCTAAATATCTTACAGCTTCGTTTTCACGATAAATTCTAGTTGAACTCCAATCTCCAACTAGCGTATAATCTACATCAGCTAGATTTGCAGGAAAATTTACAGCCTGCATGGTAAACTGATAGGTCTTGGTTATGGCTGCTTGATAAGGCACCCGACCTGCAAGTTCGCCTGTCTGCGTATCTAGTACCAAGCCTGGAGGAATAATGCTAGGCGAATTGTCAGGATTGGTTGCTAGTAGGAAATAGGTTATTGTACCGGACAATGATACCGGATCGTAGACATCTAGATATATTGTAACATAATTGTCGGCTCTAAAGCGTCCGAGGTAGCTTTCGGTAATCCATAATGGTAGTCTATCTCCGGTAACATCCGCTTGAAACAAATTGGTATCAACTTGTACAATACTATTATCAGCTTTTAGGAATTCTTCAGTAACTACCCAAATTCTAAATACTCTGCGTACTTCATTGACGCCGTCGCTGACAGCAACAATGAATGTGTAAAATCTGCTTAATCTTCTAGGTGTTCTAGATGGTTCGTTATAATCATAGGTTACGTTATCATAAAGATAACTGTCAAACCCGTTTGACCGTGCTTCTGATTTGTCTAATGGTAGTACATCAAAAGCTGCGGTATCATATGCACCTGTTTGTATTTCTGAATAGTCTACTGCAAATATAGGATCAGTAAAGCCGGATATAACACCCGTCTTGCTGAGAGACAGTCCCGGAGGAAGTTCTCCGCCTACTGGCACTAGGTAAAATTCTAAATTATCCCCGGCATTAATATCGGTGTCGTCTGCTTCAAGTTGAAATTCTACATAAGAATTATCTAGGACAAAGTAGGCATTGTTAGGGCCAACATTGAGAAATCCTTCTCGAGTTAACCAATAGGGTAGATCACTACCGTCCACCGACAGCTTGAAAGTTCTATCTTCAAGATCTACTCCATCAAAGGCACGTATAACAAATCTATATTCTGTGAACTGTCTAACCTCTACAGGGCTTCCCTTGATAACATTGTTGACTAATCGTAATCCGCGAGGTAAACGTCCGGCTATCAAACTATAGGTAATATCGCCTAAGTTTGAAGTTGCAGATACAGCAATCTCTAGAGTATTTCTCTCTACAATTATTCCCAGACTACCTGCAGGAGTGATCCAAGTTATAGCCATGAATCCGTATCCTTAAAATGCACCAAGGTCTAGACTAATCGTCCCTGGATTCGTTATAGTACCAAAATCTACATTAGCTGCGGCTAATGCAAGCTGTGGGGAATATAAAAAGTTATTGCCCAATACTCCAAAGTCAAATCCAGCAATAATTTGATTTAGGTCTAAATTTGTATCAACGGTTATGACAGAACCTACAGCAGATACATTAATATTATCACCACCCTCTAAGGTAATGTTAAGATGATCGCTGGCATTAACAACTCCAAGGTCTGTATCGATTCTAGCAAAGCCGTCGGGTTGTTGATTATTGATTACAATGGTATTTGTTAGTTCATTGATGAACATTTTAGTACCAGCTACTAGTGTTTTGAACTGTAAGTCGACACCGATTTTTTCTTTAAATACGCCTGCACCACCACCTAAATTACTAGCAGTTACCGTAATGCTAGCAGCCAGATCGGTAAAATTAGCATTTACTTTCTGAAAGGCCGTGCGTAGATCATCGCCTAGGCCATCATTTACCACATTGCCGATATTAATTGTTTGTATAGTCATAACACGCTCTCTTTAGTATATTTACCGTTAGCTTAATCTCACAAATACCTGGCCGCTGTACCCTGTTTTATGATAAGGATAACCAACAGCAACACCTCCCGCGGCCGCCGCAGAATCATCTGAGTATGGTCCGGGAATACCTGCCCAGGCTGTGGTCTGGACTGTGGTATCTGGAAATGTTAAATTACCATCTTCACCGAACTGCCATCTACGCAGTGTTGAGTCTGCAAGGTTGATCTCAATGTTGATGTTGCCTTCACTGCGGATATCACCCGGTATAGTTAAACTACCATCTGCACTAAATGTCCAATTCTTTGATCCTCCAGGTGCAGCGCCAGACCCGTTGGCTATTATGTTAAGGTTGTCCTGTGAAGTAAGTGCAAGACTGCCTGACACTGAACTAACTTCAGCACCTTGTATTATTAGTTGATCGCCGCCCGTAATGGCAGGAAATGTTACATAAGGATTAGCACCACCTACCAGTACGACTTCATCACCGTCGTCGGCAAGTCTATCTTGAGTGAGGGGAACATTGACCCATTGATAGCCTGCCCAGGCGATAGTATCTCCAGCGTTAGGACTATTGACATTTAAATCACTAAGATTATCCAATGTCATAAACTCGCCGTTTTCGTGTGCTACTCTATTGTTGTTAAAAGTTAGTTCGCCTTGGTTGTTTATGCTTAATGAATTACCACCGATGTAGATTGTGTTGTTGCTGACATACAAACTTTTCCACGGTCTAGCCGAACTGCCTAGATCGCCGCCGTTGGCCACACTGGGTAAAACATCCCCACCCACTGTCAAGTTGCTGGTTATGGTTGTTGCTTGGTCTATTGTTATAGAACTGCTGTCAGTGGTGCTTAGTGTGCTACCTGTAAATTCAAACGCACCTAGATTCAACGGAGCAACATCCAACCCTAATGATGTATAAAGTTCTGTAAAGTTTGCATTAACTTTTTGGAACGCTGCCCGTAGACTGTCTCCTCTACGATCATTTGGCGACGTTCCTACATTAATTGTTTGTTTTGTCATTCTGCGCTCCGTTATAATGTTCTTTTAATTCTAGGTCTAGGATAAACCGATCCTGTTGTGGGTCTTGGTTTATAGTTGATTTTTGGAAATACATTGCCACTAGTTTCCCTTTCTTTTTTGTAAAACAAATACAGATTCGGTGAACCCTGTAGATCTTGTCCGTCTGTAGGACCGCCTGAAGTTGCCACAAGTTGTCCTGATTTGGCAATGGCTGTTATATAGGCTTTTGCCCGCTCTTGATTCATATCCGGATAAATTTCTAATGCACATGCCAATACTCCACACACCTGCGGGCTGGCCATTGATGTACCACTATACTTACCAATGCGATAGGTGCTGTTTCTAGGATCTCCGGCACCACCACTTGGCAATGCACTAATAATATATGTTCCTGGAGCATATAGATCAACTCCTGGACCACAGTCACTAAATAACACCTTCTGGTCAATTTGAATGGTGTCGACAGCACCTACACATATTGCTGGTAGGTCATGTGTGCCATAGGTTAGATTATCGCCGGCTGTAGGGCTTGTTCCCCTGTGAGTATAATAGGGCTGTAGGACACTAGCAGGATATCTTACAGCCATCTCAAATGTGTTATTCCAATCAACTCCCCCCGGTACATCATGCATCCACCGCCCGTTACCCGCAGCCCCAACCATGATAATGCCTTCGTCGTAGAGATCCTCAATGTCATCGTCGCAGGCAGGTACTCTCAAAGGAATACGTTGTCCACTAATAAATCCCCAGGCATTGAGTTGTGCGGTTGTAAATCCACCACCAGTAGTCTTGGCGCTGTTAACACCAACCTGAAGATCTATTTGGCTAGGAGCATTTTCATAGAATGTCCATTCGCATATCATTGTAGGACTACCCAGGGTTCCTGAGGTAGTTGATGTACCTTCCTGTCTTACTCTAAATGTTCTATTTGGTGCAACACCTTCAGTACCGTAATATATTCTTTGTACTGAATTGTCTTGAGCGCACCACATGATTTTAGGCAGTGCAGGATTAGTAATACTAACACCACTCCATACAGTTGACCCATTGCCAAATGTTAGATAAAAGTTTGTACTGGGATATATTGTGTTGTATGTAGTTCCTAAGTAGGTGATATTAAAAGGCAGAGACAATGTCCAATAGCCGTCGTCATTGTTTCCTGTTGTGGGTGCAGTTGATGCTGTTAGGCTTGCCGCACCTAGCAGGCTGTTTGTAATACTACTGACATTAGCAGCCTCACTGCCACTTGATGTTTGTGTAATGGTACACAACATGGCAAATGCTGTTAACGGATTGCTTACTTGACTTATATCTAAATTTGTTGTATAGGTAATAGTATAACTGCCAGTAGTAGGAAGAGTTATATTTTCATCAATAACAGCTTCAACATCTCCGCCTTCGATCGACGTAAACGGTCCTTGACTAAATGCAGTTATAACAGAGTTATCACTTTGTCGAACTATCTGTATACCAATAGACAAACTGGTTTGTCCTGTTTGACCTCCTGAAGCAATATCATTTTTAACTCTTATTGTGGTATTATTACCTGTGGTAGTTAATGTTATTACATAAGTTGCGTCTGGAGGTGATGTACCTAACAAATATGCTGATTGGTTTGATTCTAAGGTCCACGATGCAGGTTTTGAATTAATAGTTCCACCTGTAGCACCTACTGGTCCTGAAGTGGTTATTCTGTTTCCAAAATTTTCCAAACCTAATAAATTTGCCAGTCTAGTTGAACTTGTGCAAACACCACTGGTTCCAAGGAAGGTAATGGCACCACCTGGTGTATATCTAGTTCCTCGATAGGTCACTGCGGTAATATCAGTCATACTCCATTCGCTAGGAAATATACTATCTCCCCAGCTGTTGTTTACAATTGTGGGATTTTTTCTTCCAGTTGCAGGATTAACTGCTTTATTCCTATGAAATGCTCGAACGTAATCAAATACCAAACTGAAATTACCTGCATTACCAGTATCATAGTATAAACTATAAATTGTACTATCACGGGCCCAGCCTTGTGTATTTCCTGCTACAGTTCCAGCTACATGCATGCCGTGTGGATCAAGTAGACCTAGATTGTATGTGCTCGCAGCAGCACCAGTTACTTCTGGATTATGTTGAAACCAATTGTAGTTTACAACTCGTGATCCACCTGTGCCGTCTGCGTTGACCGCAAACTCAGGATGTGCCTGTGTTGGCAGTCCGGTATCACAGATTACAACATCAACATTACGACCAGTTTGTGCCAGCTCAATTGTGCCAGTTTGTGCCGGCGTACCTGAGCCGTTGCCTTGATAGCCAGTTCCACCCCATCCTGTACGTTGTTGGCCTTCAGTGCATCTCAATAAAGCCCAATTTTTCATATTGTTTGAAGTAGCGGAAGATTTATCCCAAGAAGAACTAGTTTGAGTAGTTGTATTGGTACCGGCCTTAATACCTAGTTCGTCTGGATGTACGCTGACTGCCTTTACTCTAGGATCGGTCCTTAACTGTGTTGCTTCCCAGTCTGTCAGTCTATACACAGTGTTCCTACTCATAGGTCTACGTTCTAGGCACTGTACATCACGATTTAATTCTGTATTAGGTGGCGCTTTACCTGCCGTTTCTAATTCTTCGTAGATAGCATCAAGGTCATCGTAGTTGTACACTGTGACAATGTACTTTCTAGTCTGTATGTAAGACAACATTTCTGACATATTATGCCTCTAATTGTACAGCGGTCAATGTAACAGTAATGGTAGTTGTTCCACCACTCTTGTTAGTTACTGCTAACTGTATATTTGTATCTGGACTAGATTCGTTGCTGAAACCTAATGCTCCTGGACTGATTAAAATAGTTTGTGCTCCAGTGGTAATTACTTCAGCCACCACACCTGCGCCTGGAGTAGGATCAGCACCCTCTACTCTACTTGAGTCTGCTGTACGACTAGCAATGTCTGTATAAATTCTTACCCATGCTGCTGCACTAGTTTGAATCTTGTACAGCATATATCCCTTGTATCCAGTGATAGTCAAATTGCCTGTAGCCGCATTGGCCAAACTGGCAGTTGTTCCAGCAACAGCAGATCGAGATGCCAGTGTACCTCCGCCACCTCCTGATACAGTTCCCGGTAGCCATTTACTACTAGCAGAACTCCATACAAGTGCTTGACCGTTTGAGGGCGCACTAGTAGTTGTATCAACGTCGCTAAGTGCATCAATACTGGTTGCAGAGTAAGCCGCAGGTATAGTTGGCAATCCTGTTAAGGAAGAATACGCACCTGTGGTAGCCACAGTGGCCAATGTTGGGCCAGTAATCGTAACTCGTCCTTCACCGTCTGTGGCAGTTGTAATCCCACCGGCCCCCGCAAAACGTAGTGTCTCTCCAGAGAAAATTGTTCTTTGAGTAGAGTCATCGCCGGCCACATTAAATTCATAACTGCTGATGCTAACACCACCTCCACCCCCACTTGGTACTGGTCCCCAAGTGATTTCTTTACCTGTTGGATCGTAGTACAATACTTGTGGGCCAGTGACTTCTCTAATCGGAGCAACATAGAAGCCAGCGGCCACACCATTAAGAACAGCACCACTGGCATTTAATACAATACTATTTGCTGGTTGATTAGTTTTACCTGCTTGATTTCCAATAGCAATAGCATTATCACCTTGGTTAGTTTGACCGGCATATACACCGAGTGCCACTGATTGAAACCCTTGACTTGTTTCGCCTGCATTAGAACCTACGGCAACTGCCGCCTGAGATTGATTAGTTTGACCTGCATAAGAACCAATACCTACGGTGTACCCTGCAGGATTTGTTTTTTGCGCCCGGAACCCAATTCCAACAGTATAATTAGATCCGCTGACTTCGCCGGCCTCTCCGCCTAAATAAACTGACAATTCACTAGTTCTCAAACTTGATGTTGCAACAGGTCCAACCACTGTACCAGTAGCACCGTTGATAACCATTGTAGATGCGTCTGAAAATACAGAACCTTTCAAATAGGTCACATCAAATGTGATACTATCACTGACTGCATTAGTTGTTAATTGTATACCTTCGCCTGCTACTAATACTAATGTATCCGTACTGTTATCAGCTAGTACAGAACTTTGACCACCCACCGCAATAGAAGTAAATCCAAATCTTGTGTTGGTAACAATAACCGTTCCAGTACTTTGATTAATGGAAATTCCGTCGCCTGCTGAAATTGCCACAACGCCTGTATTCGATAATGTTATAGATCCTGTTGCTGCACTAACGTTTAAGCCTACACCCGAGACTGCAAAGCTAGTTACTCCTGAGTTAGTAAATGTTATGCTATCTGCAGAAGCATTGGTAGTGATACTGATTCCTGTGCCGTCAACAAAGGTCAATGTATCTGATGTGCTGTCTGCTACCACGTTTGATTGACCACTTACTGCAATAGTTTGGAAAATATTTTGTGGAACACTAGGTGCTGCGTTGGTAATTCGAACCGTGCCTGGTACACTGGTATCTAATGAAATACCAGATCCTGGATCTGTAATAACGCTTACAATACCAGTATTAGCGATAGTTACATTTCCTGTTCCGCCACTAACACTTATACCATAACCTGCAATTGCCGATAATACCCCTGCATTAGAAATAGTTACATTTCCTGTAGCGCCGCTAACTGTAATACCAGCACCACCTGCGTTAGATAACACACCACTGTTGGCAATGGTCAGCGTATCAGTACTAGCACTTGTGGTTATTGCAATACCATTACTGGCTGCAATAGTTAATGTATCGGTTCCGGTGTCAGCTACAATATTTGCCTGCCCAGAAACGGCAATAGTTTTAAAATAACTTTCGTCTAATGCTAGACTACCGATGGTTGAACCTGCTGGAAGATTAACTGCTCCGTACTGCGATGTTATTATTGCTGAACCTAGATGTATTGAATTACCGCTTAGATAGATATCTCTCCATCTTTTGGTTGCAGACCCTAGATCGTAGGTCTCATTTTCTCCAGGCACAATATTTGAATTTAACGAAGTTAAATCAACAGCGCCACCACCCCCAACGCTTAGATACAACTCGGTAAAGTTGTCATTTATTTTATTAAATGCTTCGTCGACTGTACTCCACAGTATCGGAGCAGAACCTGAATTTATTGTTTGTCTAGACATTATGTTCTTCCTACGGCAACTTCAATAGTGCCAATGTGATCTGAATTGTAATCCGATATAGCCTTGCCAATCACTGTTCCAGTTTTGGCAATACCACCTGCCGATATTCCTACTCCGGGTATATTTGAAGTTACTATCAAATCTCCCTTCTTGATCTGTCCTACTACTCTGCAAGGAACTCGACCTTGAAGTGCTATTAGATTTTTAAGTCCAGGACATGCACCGTTCATGATGTAAGCAGCATTATCACTTACAACTCCTGCGACTCTATGATCTTCGTGTGAACTAGACATCATTACTTCTTTATCGCCACCAAACACTAATACTGTTCCCACAGGGTATTCTCGATCACCTTCGTAATATTCTGCTAGGTCAGCAGAGTAAGTTGCTTGTAATCTACTTCCAGCAGTCAATGTCCATAAACCAGTAATTGTTCCACTGGTTCCTGCAGCACCTGTTGTTATGACAGGAGTAGTTATTGATCCAACGGTAATCGGAGCATTACTCAATCCATTTTGAGTTCTAAACACATGCGCATCATTATCGTAAAATGTTCGTCGATCAGTTGCAACGCTGCCATCACCAATCAAGATACCCACCTGACTTAAGAAACCATATATCTGTGTATAGCCGCCTGTAGCAGATGTTGTTGTATCTAATATGGTTTTTGTATCAACTAACAGTCTTTCAACGCTTACATTCCTGGCTCCGAAGTCGCCATTGCTGTCTCGTTTAACCAACGTGCTTACAGCATTTGAGCTAGATTCATCTACTATGGCATAGTCAGTATCATTAGTAGAAGTGAAACCAATTCTTCTCAAATAACCAGTGCCTGTATTGTATTGAGATTTTTTAATTGCTCCGCCTAGGTCAGCAATAGAACTGAATGGCACAGCAGTAATATTGCCAGTTACCAGTGATGAATTTCCTAATACTGTTTTGGTAGGAACTTGTTCAAGTTTAGCTAAAGTAAGACCATTGTCTTTTACAGTTAACCATCCATCAGTTGCTGTAAATTGTACGCTGTCAAAACTGGCTAGTCCTCGATCAGCTTGTGTAATACCGGTAGCATTTGCTCTTGTTGATGCAGCAGTCATAGCTAACTTGCTTTGAACAATAGCTGCCGCAGCATTTACATCTGTATTGGTAATAACACCTGGGTTGATTTGTGCATCAACAGTGTTAGCGGTTGAATCAATATTAAGACTAATATCACCTACCATCGCAGAGTTTTGTGCAAAATTTCCAGCACCAGTAAATGTTAATATATCTCCGCTTCTAGGATTAGTTGCCTGAAAGTCAGCTAGATTGTTAAGAGTTAAACTTCTAAGATTAACACCATCGGTTGGATCTGTAGGATCCGCCATGTTGGCAATTTTAAACCCACCAACATCTAGATTGGCTTTCATTGGAAGTTGTCCATCTAAGGACAAGAATCCGCCGCTAAATGCAGGAATCAAGCTGGCCTGTGATATTGGACTACCTGTATGACTAGTTCCTAATCTACGTTCAATGTATCCCCTAGCAGCATTTTCTGTTGGTACAGTATCAGTGGCGTTATCCGAGAACGAACTGTCTGTTGAAAATTCTGAAACAGGTACACCGCGTTTAAATCCTAGACCATCTAAGTTTGACAATGCAATTGATGCTGCAAATGTAACACTTCCAGTACCTTGGTCAACACGGAAATAAGGACCAACAGAGAAATTACCAAATTGATCTGTGGTTACGTAGAATACTCGTCCTACACTACGTTCCTGAGTTTCGGAATCCGGATCTAGAGCATTTACAGCAGGCCCGTAAATTTCATTAGGATAGTTAGTATCAGCATACGAACCAGTACCAATTTCTAATAAATCATGTGAAGTTACACGAGTCAACGAAATACGAATAGTTAACGTTCCCGGTTCGTCTTTACCCGTAGAAGATTTAAGAGTGGGTAAGTTTGTAAAATATACCAGTGAGTCATTTAGCGGAGGGCTAATAGTAATAAGACCGTATGCCTGTCCGGTGACCGCTTCGTTTTGATAACCTTGTACTGTATAGGTAGTTGCTTTGAATACAATTTTAGTGCCGATCAATCTTGCCGCTTCAGCACCGCTAATTGGAACTACAGCAAACGTGCTGTCTCCAGCACGACCTACAACTTTACCTACACGGTGAACACCGCTTTGTATAAAACTGGTTTCAATTTCAGTACTGGCACTAATTGCCTCATCTGTTACAGTGAATGTGTCAGGAGTTAAAACGTTTTTAACAAAGAATATTCTAGTAGTGGACAGCCCAATGGGCAATACTCCAGTTGTGGTAAATCGAATAGCATCTCCAGCATTAAACCCGTGTGATGCTAGACTTATTACTCCTGGATTGCCAATTGAAATTGTACATACTGCCGCACTAGTTACAAATGGCTGAGTTGGATCTACTGTAAGATCGATATAGTTATAATTTTCTCTAAGTGTAGTTTGCGCTAGACCGAATACTTCATAGGCCTGCGTACCACTTTGACTACCGCTAGTAGCTATCGGTGTACCTCGTTTTGCTGTGCCTATTCTAAAACTATCCTCAGTCCAACCATCTGATTGAACATAATAGACAACACCCACACTCAATCCAGTTGGCAGTGTACCTGTGGTTGTTAATGTTATTTGATATCCAGGTTGCAGTCCGTGACCCACTCTAGTAATTACAGCAGGAGTTGATATCGAAATAGTAATTGTTCTAGCACCTTCTGGATCAGAATATGCATCAAATTGTAGCACACGATAAACTTCTGGCGATTCTGCAAGAACAAGACCAGTACTAGGACGAACAGCAACATCCACCGCATTGCCTGTTAACACCGTGGTAGAATTTTGTCTAATTGATATAACATCGCCATCGGCAATAACAGCGGCTAATCCATCAATACCCGCTCCCTCTGAACTTCGGAGACTAAGTCTAGATACTCCAGGCGGTAGACCTGATGTTGTGGCTCCAGTAATTGGATACCTAAACATGGTTCCTAGCCCGTGGTCAACTTCTAGTTCACCGTTAGGTAATGGAGGATAAGTGTAATTGGTCACATATATAATAAGACCATTAACTTCAGTTTCATAGAATCCAGACGGTGCATAACAAGTTGCAGATTGTGCAAGATCGTAATACAACGAAACCGGGGTTGGAACTTCTAATGGGTCACTTCCCTCAGCTACTAGAGCATAATTTCCGTGAGCACTTGATCCGCCGATAGATCTAATTTGCCCGCCGCCAATTGAGTAATATGAAATATGGCAGTAGTAGGTAAACATACTGACACACTCTGCCAATCCTCCGTTGTTTACAACAATACCATAACCCAGGTCGTTGATCTGTGTGTAGTCATTAGACAACATAGATCTATTACCAGGCATCAACACTTCGTAGACGTTGGCATTTTCATTAACAAAATCTATAACAGCCTGTTGAATGTCTGCTTTCTCTGCGACCAGTGTTGATCGTGCAGCAAGTAATGTTGAAGAGTACCCAACTAGACCAGGCAGTGTTTCAGCAGTTGGAGCAGTACCAGATGATACTGTAGTGGCCACATCTGATATTAATGTTTCGATAACGGATTGAATGGCAGCATCGCTGACTGTGCCAGGAACTCTAGGAGTAGCTGTATAGGTTGTTACTGGAGAAAGATCTAATATAACCTGTTTGGCCAAATATTTGGCATAGTTAATGCCAGCTACAGTTTGAGTCAATTGACCGATTGGAATTTGTAATTCTATCAAATCTCCAACACCGTCGTAATATTTTAATCCAGCTTTTCTAGTTTCACTATTGCCACCATAGACAATGTCGTAGACCAGTGCTTCGACTATATACCCAATGTCTCTAGCAAATAATGTTTGATCGAATACCAATGATGGGTAAGTGGCTATCATGTAGCCTACAGTTTCGTCTTGAATAAATTCTATGTTGGCCTGTAGTAGTGCGCTGGCATTTACTCTATTGGCTGCTAATCCTGCAGGATTTGTAAATGATAGAGCCGGTGCAAATGTGCTTCCGTTCCTCACAATATTTGCAATAGTAATTTTGCTAGTTTCAACTATTGACTGTGCAGCAGGTGTTGTTGTTAGATAACTAGATGCTTGGTCATGTGCTTCCTCTATGGCCTGTACAGTTAAATCTAATTGGTCTTCAACAACCACAATGGCCGCAGCAAGTCTGTATGATAGGCCAGAACGTCTAGCATGATAGTTAGTACCAAATACAATGTCATAGCCGACGCCGTCAATAATTAATCCAACATCTCTAAAACATATTTCTTCGTTGTAAGTAAACAAGTCATATGGCCAAGGTGTAGTTTCGTCAAGTACAAAAGATGCTGTCGAACCTGCTGTGTTAAATGTGTAATCTCTTACATAGTTAATTCTATAAACAGTATCTTCAACAATAAACGATGCTGGTAATTGAGGTATACGCTTCAGTTCACCCACACGTAAAAATGTTGGACTATCTTTATTAATAATTTTAAATTTTAAGTTTCCAGCAAACCCGTCAATGTATTGTCCGCCAGCAAATGTCTGTCTACCTATGCTCTTAGAGAATGATGCACATTCCTGAGCGTAGGGAGATTTAGCAAGGATTTGTCCTTCTGGGTCAAGTACCATGGCAAACCCGCCATGCCCTTGGAACGTAACTGCCTGTAATCGAACAGCATCATTACACAACATAACGTCCATTTGGTCGTTGTCTTTAGGATAGTTAACGCTTCCGGAGTTATCGATTACATCTATAACAGCATTAATCAATGCACCAACAACTCCGCCAGTGTTAGTGGCACTACCACCTGAAGTGTACACTCCTATTCCTACACCATTAACGCTGCTAGTTAATGCAGCATTGTTATAAAGATAGAATGATGTAGCATCTATGACATCAACGTAATAGTCGTTGCCATTAATTTCAGTCATACCTACAACATTGCTTATTAAAATTTGATCCCCATCTACTAGACCGTGAGCAGATGATGTAGTAATAGCTATGGGGTTAGTATTTGTAGCAGCTGAAATATTAAACGAAGTACCACCAGTTCCTACCTCTGCAATAAATGCACCGTCTATAATTTGTGGATATGTAGATCGGAACGTTTCTTGTATTTCTACGTTTCTAATTACTAGTTGTGCAAGAACTCCTAATCTACGAATTGCAGCAATTGTTTGTGATAATTGAGCACCAATTGCTATTAATCCACTGGCATTGCCGTAATATTTTAATGCGGCAGAAATAGTTCGATTACTACCTCCCCACTTTAAATCGAATACCATTGAATCAATAATGAGACCTACATCTCGCTGACAAAGCTCTTCATCGTAGATAAAATTTGGAGCAAATGGTGATATACCCTTAGCAGATTGATCAGCAATCCATCCAACTACTTCAGCCTGAATAAATTGTCTGTTTAAAATTAATAGCTGTGCAGCGGCTCTATAGAATCCACGATTATTAACTAGTGGATAAACTGGTTGTGAACTATCCTGCAGATAGTGATGACCAAATAGTCTATCGGCAATAGTTATTTGATCAGTGCCAATAACACCAACAGTTAAGTCTCTTCTAAAGTGTATAAACGCCCATGGACTAGAACTTAGTCCAGGTTTTGGTCTAATGATACAACGTCTAAATTCATCGCCGATAATCGATACGTTGTTAGGAATCCTTAAAGGTAAGTTTTCCTCGTAGACTCCAGTTTCTAATAATATACTGATTTGAATTTTCTTAGTAACATCACCGTATGATATTACTTCACCGATTTCAAATGTACCAAATTTCAAATCAACATCGAATATTTCATTACCACTACTATCCAACGATCCGTTGTGAGATAAAATCTGTGCCAATGCTCCTGAGCTTTCTCCTCTCAGATACAGACCTTCTCTAATATCTCTACTTCTAATGGCAAATGGTGTTGATGTAGTTACATCTCCTGTAAAGTCTGTTCGATATCCTTCTGTCTTAATAAGGAATCTTGGAAGACTTACTTCAACTAACGGTAAACTGGTAAATCCAGTACCTTGGTCAGTGATAGTAATACTTTGTACAACTCCCGAAAAAACATCAGCAGTACCAAATGCCCCTGCACCACCGCCACCTGAAATTCTAACAGATACTAGGCCATAGCTATTACCGCCACTAATTACCTGTACGTTATTGACTTTATAGGTTAAATCTAGTGTAACACCATTACCAAAATTACTGTTGTCGCTGCAAGAAATTGCTGTGCTGCCAGGCAGAGCAGTGTAGACACCAGACGATAATTGTCTAACTGTTAGTACACCACCTGCTTCTGTAATTGAAAGAACTTCGTATCTTGCAGGCTCAATGTTTGTGCCTCCAAGAACAGTTAATACATCTCCGGGTTGATAGTTAACACCTACCGAATTAATCACAACACCATCAACACTCATTAATGGAATTCCGGAGAATCCCGAACCGCTTGCTGGTGCGTTTTCAATATCTTCTAGAGTACACTCGCCGGCTCCATTATTATAAGTTAGTGTTTTCTTGTAAGGTCCAATTTCGTCTCTAGCTTCTAGTACTATTTCTTCTGCTCTCTTAAGTGCTGCTTCGATAGTTCTATAGGCATAGGCTAAAGCACGACCCTGTAATCCTGCACTGACACCAACCCGATCATCTTCTCCAGATGTTGCAACATACAAGTTTACTATACTACCAAATGCAGAATTATCAACGTATCTCTTAGTTGCTGCAATTAAACCGTCGTATACTTCGTCATCATCGGGTTCTGGATCACGTGATAGTATTAGTGGGCCACTCATTGTTCCCCACGCTGGGGTTCTTAACCCAGTTCTTGGATCAACAGCGTTAACGCCTGCACGGGCAATTTTGCTATCTGCATAACGCTTGTTAACTGCTTCGTGTTCGTAAATAGGAGAAAGAGGAGAGGCTGTTGTACCCAGGTCTTTGATTCTCCACTGATCTCCACCCGATCTTGCACTTAGATCTCCGCCTAGCTGTGGACTAATATCACCTACTACTTCCGAAAACTGTGAACTAATTCTAATTTCATTTTCGTTGGTTGTGAAATCTAACGAAATACCAGAACCATTTACTAGCTGTTTAAAAACAACACCGGTTTCTGTATTGTTAACAGAAACAATTGCATTTTCTTGTCCAAAATAACTGCTGGGTGTATCATCTAGATTCTTAAAAGTTAGCTTTTCGCCTAGACCTAATGAGCTGTAGAGCTCACGAAAGTTGTCGTTCACTTTGCGGAACGAGTCGCGAATACTGTCGCCTGTGCCGTCGTTGCCTACAACGCCGATATCAATAATTTTTCTTGCCATGGTAGATCCTAAGATTTATGGTTGCTCTACTATTTAGCCCAAAGTTTTATAAGCCGAATGTAAATACAGAATGTTCTTAAAAAAAGAAACTCAACAAAGTCAATATGTTAGGATCAGTAAGCTAGGTATTGAACACGAATACACTAGAAGAAAAACAGTTGCTGTCTTTCGTTGCGATAACTGCGACTACGAGTTTAATCGTGATTTGAAAAATATGGATCATAGAAGATTAAGCAACAACTACTTCCATGTGTGCTCAAAGTGTGATGCTAAAAAGTTTGCACAGCGTAAAGGAGTTGAGCGCAAACAGATATGGAATATGCCGGCTAGTACTGAACTGCCTGTAGGAAAGTATTAGACTCTAAAACTTTCACCACATCCGCAACGATCTCGCTCATTAGGATTCTGAAAATCAAATCCTTCATTTAATCCGTTTTTAACCCAATCCATAGTTAGGCCCTGTAGATAGACACTGTCCTTGACATTTACCTTAATAACAAAATCCGGATAGGTAATATTGTTATCGTAGGGATCAAATTTATCATCTCTCAAATATTCCAACACATAAGCAAGTCCACTACATCCTGTGGTTTTTACACCTATTCGAATACCCTTACATGCCTTTTTATGCAATAATTCTTTAACCTTTGCAGCCGCTCGATCAGTTAGGGTAATCATGCTTGTTCTTGTAATCGGCTACCGCTGCTTTAATCGCATCTTCTGCTAGAATACTACAGTGTATTTTTACTGGAGGTAGAGCTAATTCTTCTGCAATCTCGCTATTACGAATATTACTAGCAGCATCAATGTGCATTCCTTTAACCATCTCAGTGACAAGACTCGAGCTGGCGATTGCTGAACCGCATCCATATGTCTTAAAACGAGCATCGCTAATAATACCATTTTCATCTACCTTTATTTGTAGTTTCATAACATCGCCACAAGCAGGGGCACCAACCATACCAGTACCGATATCAGTATCACTCTTGTCAAAAGATCCGACATTCCTGGGATTTTCATAATGGTCGATTACTTTTGCTGAATAGGCCATCCTTAACCCTTTTTAAACAGACTTAGTATTTTAGCCTGAATTGTTTTGGCAAAGTCGGGCTGAGGGAAATTCCAACCAATAAATGCACCTAGTGCTAACCAAAATAATGTTTCTAACATATCATTCTCCTATTAAGCGGTCGTTAACGACAGACCAGTCGATAATACGCCAAATATTATTTAGATACTTGACTTTGTCCTGTTGGTAATCTAATGCCCAAGCGTGTTCCCACCAATCAATAAGCAGAGCAATCTTCATGCCTTTTTTGTATTCGTGATTGGGAATGGTATGCAGTTTGCCCGCAGTATCCATATAGACCCAACCGGAACCTTGAATAGCCATCGCTTCTTTTTCTACAGCTTCTTTAAACTTGTCAAAGCTGCTGTAAACGCTGTCAATTAATTCACCTGCTGCTTCTGTAGGTTTATTAGCAGCTCTCGGAGGAGTTAGATTTCCAAAGTACAAATTATGCAACATTGCGCCGCCATAATTAAATTTAGAATCACCTTCTCCGGCATTGTATCTTTCAAAATACTTGGCAGCTAGGCCTGAATAATGATAGTCGAGAGTATCTTTACTCATTACGGGATCAAGTTCTTCCTTGCCAAAACTCAACCGATTTTGAACAATTTCTCTAGTATTAGTATCTTCGTGTAGGTATTTGATGAAATGTAGCGCCATCCTGTATTTAGTGTATAAATAACCTACAAGGAGATTTTAATATGATCGGTTTATTAAAGAAACTATTTGGTTCTAAGCCAGCAGAACAAACTGCGGAAGTTCCATATAAGGTAGAGGCAGCACCAGTAATTGAGTTGGTACCATCACCTGCTCCGGCAGTTGATGCAGTGGTAGTTGTTCCAGATGCTGTTGTGCCAGCGGCAGTAGTTGAGGCAGCACCAAAAGCAGAACCACAGAAAAAGGCTGCTCCTGCAAAGAAAGCAGCCCCAAAGAAGCAACAGTTTGCCAAAAAGCCTACAACAGCTAAAAAGCCGCCTGCTCCAAAGAAACCAAAATCACAAGCCTAATTCTTTAGCTTGTTCGTAAAGTGCAAAGCTGGCCAAGTTTTTGGCCTTGCTTTCGCACATGATATCGAATTGGTCTCTAAAGCTCAAGGCCCATTCATTTGCTGCTGTATTCCAGTAGAAGTTTGAATGTGCTCTGAGCTTTTGTTTTTTGTGTCCGGATTCAATTAGCGCATCAAGGGCGGGAAGGGTGTCTGTGGCATGGTCAACAACAACGTCTTCCCGTGAAACACTATAATGTATAACAGGCCGCACACCGCGCCAACTATCAATAATCCTTTTAACACGGTCGTCATTTGCTTCAATATATTCTCCTGAGTTAATCCAATGGTGATGAATATCTAGTACTAGGGCACAGTCGTTTACTAGTTCTATGCTAGAATCGATACCCCAAGTCATTTCGTCGTTTTCAATTGTAATACAATTCCTGGCTTCAGGTGAAAGTCTAGTCAATGCTCTGCGGATACCTTCAGGACCTTGCTTGCCTGAAATATGCACATTGATCTTGAAGTCTTGAAACGTTTTGCCGTAGCCCATCCAGCGAGCCATATCAGTATGGTACTCGAACTCTTCGATTGATCGTTCTACAATACCTTCGTTAATAGATGCAAGCACAGTGAACTGACCAGGATGCATAGACAACCGAACACCCCTCTTGCGAGCCAGATCTCCCACCTCTCCAAATGCTCTTTCGCAATAGGCTCGGACATCGCCACGCCGCCAAAACCCGCACCAATCCTGCTGAGTATATACAGGTAGTATATCGCTACTGAGTCGTACCATTCTAAGATCTTCATGTTGTTCTCCAACTAATTCTACTAGTTTACGAGTAGCTTCGATGTTGCCTACCATTAGGTCCCATAGCTTTTGTTCTGCAACCTGTTTAGTCTGTCTATTTAACCAAGCGACAGTAGTGCTACCAGTGTTATACTGTTTACAATTGTCAGCCTGTTTGATCCCGTCGATCTGACTGGGACCGTCTATCCACTTGCAGGCAAAGCCAATACGTTTTGTCATTCTTTTACTTTCGCTGAAATTACATTGGCGATACGGAAGGAACGCCATTCCTTTTTGTCCAAACACCAAACGCTCATTACATCTGGGTTCACTTTCTTTTCTTTCTTTACTACGGGAAAGTCGATAGGATTATCTGTGTTAGTAAAATGTGGGAAATTTGGAGCGGGAATAGGATCGGGAATAAACTCTGCCTTAAGTGTGCAAGGCATAGATCGTATCTCTCCATTTACTTTGGTAAATTCTACAATGCACTCATTTTCAAGAAGTAGAGTGCGTAGGGCTTCGGAGGTAATAGTATTAGTCATGCTACTATTATAGCATGATTACCGCCAGTTGTCAACGATAAATTGATCCATAACTTCGTCAGGTTTTGGATCACCGTGGAATACACTAACAGAACATTCTGGATGCACTTTCGGACTGCGAACATCTTTAAAATATCTTTTACCGCCCTGATACACTAATTCATTGCGATCTCTAATTTCCCATTTATAGCTCATTATCCATTTTTCAGGCCAGAATGTTATTCTGCTTTTAGCCACTTGCCAAATCCAATCTTGATCGCCGTGTAGCTTTTGAGCCTGCTTGGGATTAGTTTTAAATGCTGTGAATATGTCGGTGTGTAGTCCCGCTGGCCAACTCATAACAGAACTATTAAGAATATTCCATTGGGGATTGAATTTTCTATTAAAGTCTCTGATTCCAAGAAACTCTTGATTGCGACCTATTATTAGTTTGTCTATATTATGATGTATAACAATATCAAGATCAAAATATAAAATTCTGCCTTTTAGATTCAATCCAGGATCAAACATGTGAACCTTGTGCCACCAACCCTTGGCATATCCTTCATTGGATCTAACAATACTGTGAACACCTTCAATTGGGTGCTGATCATCGGTCAGACAATAAAATTCATAGGGAACTGTTAGATGTCTAGCAACCATGTTGCGCAACCGCTCAACATATTCTCTACCGTATCGTGTGCCAAATCTAACACATAATACAGAAATTGTTTCAGTGTGAACTTGCACAGGAACAGGGATTGGCTCTTCTACAAGAGTTTCTGTAGGAGGAAAGCCAAATTTTTTATAGTGTCGCCACTGTTCTTTAGTGAGATTTTCTTTTGACCACATTGTCTATTTCTACTAAGTCTTTCAGTATATCGCTTAGGTCGTCAAGTTTAATCATATTAGGTCCGTCGCTTGGAGCACGATCTGGATCCTCGTGGCATTCCATAAAGACCGCAGCAACTGAACCAGTTGCTACAGCCGCCCTGGCCAAGTATGGCACCATAGTTCGATCTCCGCCGGATCGTGATCCCATTCCTCCAGGCTGCTGAACACTATGTGTGGCATCAAAGACCACTGGATACCCGGTGCCAGCCATAATGGGTAAACTACGCATATCAACAACAAGATTATTATATCCATGAGTGTATCCTCTTTCGCATAACATAATACGTTGATTGCCAGTTGAGGCAATCTTTTCTGCAACATTTTTCATATCGTGTGGTGCAAGAAACTGACCTTTTTTAACATTGATCACACATCCTGTTTCGCCAGCTGCTACTAACAGATCAGTTTGGCGGCAAAGGAATGCGGGAATTTGCAGTATGTCGATACCTGCATCGGCACATTCTTTTGCCTGCCAACTTTCGTGAATGTCAGTTAAAACAGGCACTCCAAACTGATGCTTAATGCCGTTAAGAACTTTTAATCCCTCGTCAATGCCTATGCCTCGTTGTGTAGAAATACTAGAACGATTGGCTTTGTCGAAGCTGCTCTTATATATTAACGGGATGCCAAGCAGTTCTGTGATGGCAATTAGCCTAGCACAGGTATCTTCGGCATGCTGTTGACTTTCGATTTGACAAGGACCGGCAATAAGAACAAATGGTAAGTTGTTGCTAATAGGTAAAGCGTTGATATTAAATGTGCGCATATTATTATTTACCAGTGCCTGATGGTGTTGGCAATAATAAAGCAACAGGTTATAACGTGTATGATTACCCAGAATGTTTTAAAGAATAGAGCCCAACGAGCTTCTCTTAAAGTTAAGATAGGAACATCCGGACGATCCTCATCCGTGTTCCCCATTAAATGTCCAGTTGCCCGGGCCCATACTTTTTCAATGCTATTCATTTAGCCTTCGTATGTAGCTGAGTTAGCACCATGTTCGAATACCTCAACAGATTTAACTCTTACTGTTGGATTAATAGGATATCTCATGTCGCCACTGGCAATTAGTTCTGCCATTTTGTCATAGCACATTTTAGCAAACATCTCACAGCCTACACCTTCTACTATACGTAGATTGCATATACCACTGTTTTTGAATCCGCCAGCAATTTCGTTTAGCTTTTGAAATGTGTTTAGATGGGGATCGTCAGCCGCAATAACCAAGGTATGATCAAACATGTCATCAGCCCATGCCTTGAATTCTTTAAGCCCACCAAAGTCCATACACCAGTTTTTATCATCTAGTGTGTCGCATTCAAATATTAATTTAATGCCAATTGAATAACCATGTAATGTAGAACAGTGGCTGTGTGTGGCACGCCATTGTCTAAAACAGCATGACAGTCCTCTGTCGTTTCCGTAAGTTTTTGTCGAGTAAAATTTTGCCATCTCTAGTCTCCTTAATAATGAGCAAGTTTGACGACATGCAGAGTTTATAAAGCGGGATGAATGACGTAAAAAGTCCGCTGTGCCTGTGTGTATAGATTAATTATACAGGGTATTTATAGGTAATGCAACACCAATAGATTCTTTTTTAACATTATCGTATTGCCATTCTGTGGGCATCTTCCAACCTTCGGTATTGATAATGTTAAATTGAATATGGGGAAACAATGAAAAAAGTTTTCCAATTTGATAAATCCAGTAGCTAGGATCAACAGCACTAGAATTTGGATTAGAATAGTTATTGGTTCCCTTGTAGATGTTGTTTACAAGGTCCTGTCTTCCGTATAGATCAAATCCAACTAATGATACTGTTGGTAAATTTAATTGTGCGGCAATAAGAACAGCGTATGGGCCCGAACCCCAATGTACTGGCTTGTCTGGACGAAGTTCTCCTTGATAAGGCAAGTCAGGTAGAAGTTTTACGTTTTTATTCTTTTCTATTTTTCTAAAATAGTGATGCCAGTTATCTCGAACATGTATTGTTGTATTGGCAGTTGTGGGATTTTCTAGAGCTTCACGAACCATTCGGTGGTCGCAGCAGACAAGATGATCAACTACAATGTCTCTATGCAAGGCATTACAGCCCACAAATAAATGTGTATCTTTAAATCTATTTAAATCGATCTTGCTTCGACTTTCGCCGTTGCCGATAACAAGGGCATGATCGCCCATATGTTAACCTCGTTCTTTGATCTCGCCGAATGGATACCAAGCACCTGGACTACCAGCTCTTAGACACACCCAACCTACGCCAGTGCCTACTCTAGCGCCTGTGTTCCAAACAATGTCGCCCACAGAGTAAGTGCCTTCTTGAGGGGGAGTTCCTGCATACATATGAACATGTCCGCCGAATCGAACAGCACCAGCAACATGTAGATCAACTGCCGGATCTGGATTCTCAACCCCGATGCTTAACTTGCCGTTAATTTTAACCTGTATAGGATTACGATTGGGATTTCCTAGTTCGATATTGCCGTTGGCTTTAACTGCAATGCGTGTGGTATTATCTGTAACAATATCAAAATCTGTGCTGGCAAATGTACCGACCATTCCGTGAAATGCATCGTTAGTGCCTAGCATAACTTCGATGGCATTTTCTGCAACACTTAGTGCCGCATTGGGAGCATCAGTTCCTAGGCCTAGTCTATCAGTAGTTCCGTTATAGATTAGGTATTGATTAATGTTTAATGAGCCGTCAACAATCAAACCCTTGAGTCTACCCACTGTCTGTAGATTACTTTTAACTACAGACGATCCCAATTCTTTAGTTGATAGTACAACACTATTTCCAATCGAGAAATGCTTGTCCTTGTCTAGGTCAATGTTTTCAGAAGAGAAAAATCGGCCAGGATTTCCGTTAAAAACCAGTTGCTTAGTAACGCCGTCGCCGCTCCAAATAATGCCCTTACCAAAATTTCCTTCTCCTTTTCGGGCACGGAATTCTAAGAATTGGGTTATTTCTTGGGCTACAGGCTGGTGAGCCGCATCAACAAGATCCTTAAGAACTTTGCTTAAGTCTGTTAGAGTTTGATCGATATTGGTATTGTTCATACCAGTATTTATCAAACTCCAAACTAAACATTAGGCAATTTTCAACAAGATTATGTCTTCGCTAATACGGCCGTTCATGCGTGTGTCTACAGCATTAATTTCGTCTAGGAATTTACGCAGTTGCACTTTACCGCTGTCTTTAAATGCTTTAATTTGCTCTGCAGGTTTACGCAGAGTTTTTTGCACACTTTTAGCTTCGCTGAAACCTGTAATAGTTGTTCCCTTAACACCTAGGTCTCGGAACTCTTCAGCAACATACTTGCCTAATTTGCGACTCTTGGTGTTGTAAGTCCATAGTTCTTTTGCACCCAGTATATCTGCAGGATTAATTGATACCAATTTTAACGGCTCGTCTGCTTTCTTGTACTTGAGTTTAGCCACAATCTTTTCGGCAGGCACGGCTTTTTTAGCTTTAGGCTTGCGATTGACCTTGGCTTCTTGCGCCAACATCTCGCAGGCACTAACAATTTCTTGATAGAACGCTGTAATCTTTCGCAATTGCACTTTGCTTAAATGACTGTAGGCTTCTTTAAGTTGTTCATCTTTAGTTGTTGCCGTTTCTATAAGCTCATCTAGATCTCTAGCGTAGAAATCTTTAATGATGCGAGCGTGGGCTGCTTTGGCTTGATGAGCTTTAAGCAAGTTGAGAACTTTAAATGCTTTGGGATCAAAAGTTTCTGGATCAGTTTGAAACGCTTCAATAGCTGTTTCAATTTCTTCAGTCATTTTGTAAGATGCTTCACGCACTCTTTCTTGAATGCTAACAACAGGACCTGTGGGTTTAACTTCGACTTCTTCAGAATCGTCTACATCATCTTTGCCTTCTGCTACAATTTTAGCAATAGCTTGCCCTAACCAAACTACCGAACTGCGTCCATCATTAAAGTCTGCACGAACAGGAGGCATACCTTTAAGCAAACAGGCAGCAATGGCGCCTACAGTTGTCCCACAGCGATTGTCTTTGGTCTTCTTGAATTCTGCAATTTGATCTTTGGTGTAGCCGTTAGCACTCATCCAATTGATCACTTTGGGTTTAAGTTCTTTACCACTGGACTCTAGTCGATACCAACTCATAGCAACATGAAAATGACGCAGGAACTGATTAGTATCCCAAGTTTCGTGTCCATCCCATTTCGGACTAAAATCTTTACCTTTGGCTGCACGAGCGTCTGCTAGATGTTTTGCCTTAGTTGCCATTATCGCACTCCTATTAATTAACAATACTTATATTATAGCATCGTTCTATCTAATTGTCAAGTGGATCATTTTGAAAAGTTTTAACGGGTACAGACTCACCGTCTTCGTTTTCTTGATAAACTACAGCAGATACATAGCCATCGTTCAGACTAGATTTGGCTATTTCAAATGCTTCCTTTTGGCTAGCAGTTGTATCCAATAATTCATTATGGCCGTCTTCGTCCTCGGCCCAAACTTCGTATAACATATATGTCATTTTGGTTGTCCTCTAACCTCCTTAACGGTTATCATCTTCTTCATCTAACACAATCCAACCTAATTGCTTTAGATCTTGTTTTATCTCATCAGTAACAATACTCTCAGGAACATAGCCGGTCTTGGCTTTCCATTGTTCTTCGGTCATAGTTCCTTCATATTCGAGATTCTGCCCGCCGATACCCGAACAGTACCAATCAATGTAATCGCCTTCTTGGCGCATGTCTGCAACTATGCCCCCGGCATAACGCCAAGAGCACGACCAACGTTCATCTTTAAGAACGGGCATAACATCCAATTTTTGGAATTGTCTATTACACATGGCTGCATATAAATTTTGAGCATAACCGTCGTTGGCCCGAACCTTATCCAAGATCCAGTCGGTGGTTAATAGATCGTATTCCATATTATTTTTATGAGTTTTTGGATCGTCAAACTTGTGCTCGTGTGCATTGATTATGTTCTCAAACATGTCTAGATAGGCTTCGCTGACAGTTTCGCCTGCTTCCTCTTGACGCTTGACATAGCCTCCCTTTTGGAAGCTGTGCCGATCAGGACTTTTTGAAATTTTGGACATCTTGAATTGCTGACTTAATAGTTTCTGCGTAGTTGAATGCTTGTTGTTCACTCATGGCAATGGTAGTTTCAGTTTTTATATAACCTTGAGTCCATATTTGCCAAGTTAATTTTATACGACGAACGAAACCGTTAACTAGATCTTTCCAGAACCAATCCCATTCTTGCAGCCATGGATTATCGATGTCATAGCGTTTGTCTACAGTTTCACTCCAGTAATCGCTCTTGGCAACGACATAGGTATTAATATTAATTCCAGTATCGGCTGCTTCAACTTCAAAATCGATATCGTGATCAGGCTGGCCGCACCCACAGACAACTTTGTAAAACTTAGAGTCTCCAAAGTCATTTGTTTTCATAATACCTACCGCTGGTGTTTCTGCTTTCATTTTTTATCTCGTTGATGCTTATATTCTCTCTTAAGCCAATATTTATAGCGTTCCCAATACTGTGTTATTGTAGCAGGTTCTTCTCCATAGAGCAACCGTTCTTCGCGATTCTCCATCCAAAGTTCGTTAACCCAATGCCTAAAGGCACTAGTTTGGCGTTTCTGGTCGATCGATACAGTATTCACAGGTTGGGTCATTGCATTTATCCTCAGTCCATTTATTGCAGGTGTTGCAAAAGTGAGCATCAAACTTTTCGCTATACTCTATTTGAGAATCGCAGTCTAAACAACAATTTAGGTCCATAGGCTATCTCGAGCTTTGATCAAACGTATCATCATAGCTTCGTCTTCTTTTTCGTATGCGGCTTCAATCTTTTGAAGTAGTTTATGTGATTTGTCGCTCATCTTTTTAAGTTCGGGGTTATCTCGATGACCACTAAAACTCAGTTTGCCACCGTTGGCAATACGACTAGCTTCGCAGTATTCTGTCCAGCCCGATGCATCGTAAGGATCGGGACGATTACGATAGGTTTGAGTCCACCAAATGTAAAGTTCTTTGATTTCTCGAGCACGTTCTGCTTGGCCCGTGGGCTTGCCAAAGTTAGGATTGTCTTTTTCAACTCCCATATTCTCATCCATAACTAATGTCATTGCCCAGTCGAGATGGTCTAAGCCTGCCTGCGGACAACGCCAAGTACGCCAACGGAACCAACCGCTAGCCCAAAATGGAGGATCGTATTTGGCACGATCTTCTTTACTGCCCCAAGCAATATGACTCCATGCAGATTCTATTTCAACAAAGTCAACTAACTCGTTAAAGAGACAAGGCAAAAAACGATTACCGACATCACACCAGGCGCCAGGCTTGATGTCGCGGGGATGAGCAGTGAGGCTATGAGTGCGACTAACCCAACGATTATTAATATAGTATTTGATATCATAGAGTTTCCTTACGGGCCATGTAACAAAGTCTTGGATGTGTCCAAGAGCTTCTTCGGCTAACCAGTAGCGGAAGTTGTGCTTCATTTGAGCCCGGGTGGTCCACTCATCCCATTCTTCTGCCGTGCCTGCGCCTAGCTTTTTAGTGCCACGAAGCCAGTCTGCAAATGGAGAGCATGACCAATAATTTGAGTGGTGTGCCATAGTAGTATATTTTCTCTGTTGAACACTTTAATTATACTATCTTTCTAGAAACATGTCAAGATGATTCTCTTTTGACTCAAAACTTTTTTTGGTAGCCTGCCAAATTGAGCATGATCGAATACTGTTCGTAAGCCTTTTGGACAGCAACATTAGTATGTCTAAAGTTGGCTTCTTCGCGTTCTTTGTCCATTAGTGTTTGAAACATATCAATCTCTCCGGGTCTATGTTGCTGCCATTTGAAAAATCGCTGTTCCATTTCTACCAATGCACGTAGGCGGCCCTCGGGTATTTCTAGAGTGTAGACTTTTTCCGTTTCGTATTCTACAACATCGTTTCGAATAAGATCAGCACGACTGGGATCTGTGAAAAATTTAGGGGGATGATATCTTGCTCTACGCTTAGAATCGTTTAGTACACGAACTTCGTAGTTGTTGCAAAATTGATCTAATTCTTTAGACATTTTGCAATAGACTTTCTGCTAGAGGAAACACTGTTGCAATTACTTTAGCACAAGCAACTGCAACTTCTTGATGTTCTTTTTGTGTGCCATTTGCAGAACGTAGTTCAATAAAATGAATCCACGAGCGTAATGTACCGTTCATATATAGGCGACTTTCAATTAGGCCTTCAGGCAGCACCGCACGGGCCTGTTCTTTGGCAATGCCATTTTTGATGGCCCATTCGTATTCTCGTTGTGCGGCATAGATAACTCGTTGTTGAGCACGGAACCATTCATTTTGTAGGTGTTGATCATCGACTTCGATACTGTTCTGTCTGTTCTTTGGATCTTGCAGACGGGCTTCTCTTGTGATAAAGTTAAGGTCTTTAGTAGGGTCCGCATATCGTTGACTAAATTCCTGAAAGCTAAAGCTTCTATGTCGCAAGATTTGTCGGGCAATATCTCTTGTTGTGGTAATTTCGATACAGGCAGAGACCATTTCGAGTGGGCTCCAGTGTTGATGTTTAACCAAGTATCGAATGAGTTTATCTGACGTCTCTGTGTTGAGTTGGTTGCTAGGGTTAGACACACGGGCGCAATACGCAATGAGTTCCTGCGCATCGTCGATGCCCAAATTTCTAAATTCGTCTGTGGGTTGACTATATGATAAAAGTTTAACATTCATGTTTATTTGCTACTAGGTTAATATATCGAAGTTGACAACACAGCGTGGTCCCTTTTTAGGAACACCCCCACCGTGATATATTTCTCCATCAAACACAACCACTCGGCCACGTTTGGGAGAAACTGATTTAACAATATTATTGTTGTTGTCAAAGAACACAGTATCTCCATCTGCATCGTTAACATAATACAATACTACTGTATGCTTAAAGGGAAAGTCTTGATGTGCCGCATAATGTTTTAATTTTGTTTCGTAAGGCAGTATAAGATAAATTCTAGCTACCATTATTTCTTTTAAAACTAAACCAAGATCCTGACAGACTACTTGCGGGATTAGTGCAAAGTTATCTAGGTGATTAGATCGATGCGCACTAGATTTTAATACATGAACAAAGGAAAGAGGATTAACACCATCTTCGTTTGCAGTACTTTCATACTTACATCGAAGGTCTATAGTAGGATGCATTACTTCATCCTCTATCATTGTTCTTCCTAAAATACTTAATTCAAAATAATCTTGAAGATGTTTAGGAATTAAGTCATCATAAATTTTGATATTCACTTAGATTCTTCTTCAATAGGCTCATCAAAACATAAACTTTCCATAGTCTTGTAATGGTCGTAGGCCTTTTTAAGTGCTTCAAACTTTTCAAGTTTTGCAGGATCAGGAACTAGGATCGATAATCGCTGTTCCATCTTCTTCATAAATTCTTTTAGACTTGCATTACCAATTTTAATATCGCCACCTTCGGCTATATCGACACCGTCGGCATTGATATTAACTTTGGCGGTATTATTAAGTGTGTACGGTCCGGAATTAATAGTATATGAAGTACCACCAGTTCCTGTAGTCCAAGAGGGGTTAATAGTGTGGCAATTAGAATTTGGATTGTATCCAGCTGTTGCACCAATACCACTGTAGTTAATAGATGGCAAGGTTATTGTACTAATACCCGAATATTGATCTGATCCAGTGCTAGTGAACGTAATAGTATCTAAAGTATCAATCATGGTGCTGGCTTGAGCAGCACCATGATCACTTAGATCAATTTCAATATCATCAAACGTGATACTGTCCTTGTCGTTCATATTAGGCCTTGGCTTCTTTGCGGGCGTTCTTTTCTGCTGTAATTTCATTGCGACGAGCTTTTACACCTTTAGCAACTTCTTGTAGAGCTTTGCGAGCACGAGTACCTGCTGCACCATTGCCTGCGGTGAACTTTGCGTCCTCGGCTAAGAATGCTTCGAAGTCTGCTTTGAGTTGTTCTACTGTTGTTGACATAATGTTTTCCTTATAGTTATGTTCTAATACTTATAAGCCACCTTGCTTGCAGGGGCTTAAAACTGGTATGGTCGGTAGGTTTCGAACCTACAAAGACTCTGTCTACGACTTTGCCCCGTCCCCTTTCTAGCCTATGGGGCTAGCGGGAGGTCTGCCAATTCCACTCACGACCACTTATACAGTATATAGTTTATTTTTAGAAAGGTCAATGCCAATTTATAAATAAGTGATCATGAAACTGCCATTAGGTAAAATCCAAAATCTACAAACTCAGTTAGAGAATCATCCTCTTCTAAACGACAACGTTATCAAAGACATAGACGGTCTTCGACTGTTTATGGAACATCACGTGTTTGCAGTTTGGGATTTTATGAGTTTAATTAAAGGACTGCAACATCATGTGTGCCCTAGCACCACATGCTGGACTCCAGGACACCATATACGTAGTGGATCGGCAAGATTGGTTAATGAAATTGTGTTAGCCGAGGAAACAGATATTGATCTCGATGGAGTAAGTTCTATAAGCCATCACGATCTCTACTGTCAGGCAATGTTAGAAATTGGTGCTGATGCTAATTTAATAGAAGAATGGGTTGAATCAGTAGAAGTAAATGGATTTCATGGAGCTAAAGAATACTGTTCAGTGCCTACTGCAAGTCTTGAATTTATGGAAAAAACTTTTGAATTTATTGACTCCGGTGAACCACATGTTATTGCAGCCGCATTTTGTTTTGGAAGAGAAACTGTTATTCCAAAGATGTTTGCCAGTCTATTAACAAAATTAAAATTAAGTAATTTTGATTGCCCTAAGTTTTTTTATTATCTATCTCGGCACATCGAAATCGACAGCGAAAAACATGGACCAGCAAGTATAGCCCTTGTTGAGGATTTGTGCAATCATGATCCGGTACATATTCATGAAGCAGAGCAAGCGGCTCTGATAGCTCTTAAAGCAAGAATTAAACTTTGGGACGATCTACACAAACTAATTCAGGAACAATCGCATTTATATACTCATGACTGAGGATCACCTATTAGTTCATAATAGTATTTGCGTAAGAAATTATTCCTCATTTGGCCCAATGCATTCCAATCGATGTCCACAACTTTATATTTTTGATATTCCTCTATATCTAAACCAAAGCTACCTACTGACATCAATGACCAAACATTAAGTTTTTGATACTCTTTAGCCTCATTGACTAATTGCAAGCGCCATTCTCTGGCGGTAATTGCATCGCAATATTCAGTTCTCCACACATACCTACCTTCTTTCATTTCCCAGGTGAAGCCGTACTTTTCTGCATCTCGGTCAAATTCGCTACGATGCTCGTCGTGAGCATCTTTATAAACTGTAAGATTTTGCCACACCCACGACGGTATTTTATTTTCCATTAGCCATTTGTTTGTATTTTGACAATCTTCAAACGTTTCGGGCGGTATCCCACAGATAAATGCCGAAGTGATTGTAATTTTCTCTTTCCATTTATCGTGATACAATTCTACTAGATAATCTTTTGAACTTCTACCAATCCACGATTTACCAATTAATTTAGCAGCGTCTGAATTAAAACTTTCTATTCCAAGAAAAGCTCCCTTAAGACCGTTTTCTAATAACATATCAACTGACTCAGGATATGCAGCCAGTAAATCTATTCGTAAATATGTTGCGTAATTAATTTTAAAAGGCAATGTTTTGACCATATCGGTGAACGCCCGAAGTCTATCTTGATCAGCATTGAAGGTATCATCTAGCATATAGTAGTTGGTAACACCCCAATTTTCGTAATTGCTGATAATTTCTTGTTTAACACATTCCATGTTTCGATTGAAATCTCGTTTACTTTTTCCTATATACGGATATCGACAAAATTTACATTTAAAAATACAACCCCTCCCTAATTCAAGGGGCAACGTCTCTGTTGGTTGTATGTAATCATTTTTACTCCACTGATGATCACATGCTTCTATATCAAAAACTTTACCATCAGGCACTGCAAAACTTTCTCTAACAGTTCGATTGCCTTCAATGATTTCGAATTGAGGATGTGAAGTATTTTTGGACAAATGATCTAACAATGATAAGACATGCTGTTCTGTATGTCCCAAAAAAACATAATCAAACAAAGTTTTGTTTCTATGCAGTCTGCTAAAATGAGGAGCTGCCGGACTTCCTACAATTCGTTTAATTTGAGGGTATCTTTTTTTAATTGTAAAAAATACACTTTCTATTTTTTTAATTATTTCACCATTTGCTGGATCTTTAAGATCCATCATAACGCCTAATCCAATTATTTTAGTTTTTGGAGTAATATGCGATTCTAATATTTTAATAATTTGGTGTTCAGTAAAAAAGTGAATGAAGTCGACAACCTGTATATCATACCCGTGCTTTCGTAAATACCAAGCAACTTGATAACTACCCAGAGGTCTAAAAATATTTGTTTTATTAACAGATACGCAGCAAGTTAGAAATATAGCATCCACAGTAATATTTATGAATACTTTTGTTGCTATAAATATTCTATCATGTTCATTATCACTTTATTCGAATACATATTCTATTTCGGCCTCTGGACGTTTATTCTATACTGGATACATCGTGTAGGACACCAAGTAAAATTTTTATCAAGTCTTCATCGACAGCATCATAAGTTTGTTAGAGAAAATACAATCACTTGGCATTGGTCAAATATATTTTTATTCAACGATAACTGGCCTAGTACATTCGACTTCTGGGTCACAGAAGTAATCCCTACTGCAATATTTGTAATAATAACACAACAGTGGTGGTTGGGAATTGGATTTTATCTGTATGCAGCCTTTGTTCAAGAATGGCTAGAACACAATGATAATTTTAATTTTTACCCTATTTACACCTCGGGAAAGTGGCACCTACTGCATCACACACAGTATCCATGTAATTACGGAATTGGTACACCGTTTTGGGATTGGGTATTTAACACTAATAAAATATTAGATAACGCTAGACATTCGATTTAATCTATCTCGAACATTTAGGTAGTCATCAACTGGATATATTTCAATAGTTCTAGTCCATCCTTTTTCTGCAAAAAAATTCCTTGCTCCGATGCTTATAGGATGATTACTAAACTCATTAAGATCGTTAGCAGTCTTAAAAAGAATATAGCTTTCCAGTACACATCCATCATTCCTTAAGATTAAAAATCTATCGAGAGCTTTTCCCTGGCGGATAAAATCTCCAGCTAACGCTCTAACTCCTGTACCTTTTTTACCGGCCAACTGCTCTTCCATATCTTTATAATAAAATTCATCTACGGTTTTTGCGTTTCTATCTTTATGTGTAAGAGTTACTTTTTGCATTATCATAATTCTAATTCCTTTAATACGTATTCGGGCAAAGCCGAGTAATGATATTTTGAACAGTGTACTTCTTCTAGAATAAATGTTTTCAATTCGTCAAAATTTGTAATATATTTCTCGATCGAATCTTCTGTATAATTTACAGAAAAAGATATTTCTTTTTTAAAATAGTCATTAATTTTTTTAAAACTTATATCTTTACCGATCATGTCTTCAAGATAAATTTTTTCAATTAAACTAGCATGATGGTGTCCTACATTTTCGCTCCACCAATAATCTCTACAAAGATTTTGAAAAATTACAAAAATTCTTCGGCGTTCTCTATTTGATCCATCGTAATAAAACGGCTCAAATCTTTTTGAAGACCCTTGAAAATTTTTGTTATCGATAGCTATCAACATGCTTGTTAACACTTTCCAGATATTTCTTCTCAACATTAAAAAAATAGATAACTCATTCTCGTTAATAATAGATGATATATCAGTGTGCCACGATAAAAAAGTTTTAAATCCAAAATATTCGTGCCCATTTTTTTCTTTAAAACTAATCATTTTTTGAGTTATAGCATTATGATCAAACATGTTTGATTTAAATATGTTTGATGTTTGAGAAATAATCGAAGGATTGAACGGTTCTGAATTTGTAAATTCTGGAATCCAGATATTAGAATAACTATTCAATGTATTACAAAAAAATGTAGTCCCACTTCTCGGTGTACCTAAAATTATAAAATTTGTTGAGTGTGCCATAACTCTATTTATAGTGGGTTTTAATCTGCTAAATATTTTGTTATGAAAATTTTAGTGATAGGAAATCGATCAGTGAGCCATCACATGGCGCTACGAATGTCTAAAGAACCCGGAGTCTCAAAAGTTTATCACTACGGAGCCCCTACAAGTTTTCAAAAAGAAAAATACGTTCCTATTTTAAAAAATAGTGATACATCGGCACTACATTATGCATCCTTGTTAGATTTAGATTTGATTGTACCCTGTAATCCAATCTATCAAATGCAAGACGAATATCAATCAACATTTTGTAAATTAAAAATCCCCACTTTGTTTCCGTCAAAACAAAACGGCGAACTAGAGTTTTCAAAAATAAAATTTAAAACATTATTGCAAGAACTGGGGATTCCTACTCCTAGTTATCAAGTACTTTCATATGATATACTAATTGATTCTTTTTTTGATATTCCTAGACCATTTGTTTTTAAATTTGATCAAGATCATCGAGGAGGCTTACAAACAGTTATTGTAAATGATGACAACGTTGTAGACGAATATAGGGTATTAAAAGACTCCGGTAAACAACGTTTTTTGGAATTCATGTTAGGGGATTTTATAGATCAAAAATTTATAGTAGAAACTTTTATAGATATTGTTCGAGAGTATTCGTACCATGTCTTATGCAGTAAAGATAATCATGTTTATTTAGGTTCGGCTCGCGACTATAAAAAAAATAATGATGGGGACATTGGAATTAATACTGACGGTATGGGGTCTTACGGGTCAGTGGCCGCAGACAAAATTATTGATGAGTATGTAATTAAAATTTTAAATTACCTTAAAAATAACAATAGTGCTTATGTGGGTATAATGTATCTTGGAGTTGCTCTAGATCATACAGGAATTCCGATGATATTAGAAATTAATACTCGGACAGGTGATACAGAATTTCATAATATACTTCCTCTTATTAACAACAATGTATCAGAACTATTCTATAATGCTGCTGTAAATAAACCTTTAGAACCAATAGAGTTTTCTAAAGATAAATCTGTAGCAATTAGAATTGTTAAATCCGATGCAGAAAATAAGAATGATTATTTTTTTACAAGATTTAAAAATATTCCGTCGGATATTTGCGCATATCAGAGCGGTATTTTAAATGATAAATTTCAAGGAGTATTGACCACTACGGCTGCAACTGTAGATCAAGCTAGTGATAGAATTTATTCTTATCTTAATAGTATCAATACATCAAATTTTATTTTTCGATCAGACATTGGATATCTTAAATAACTAAAAGGAAATAACCATGACACAAAGAATTTTAATAATGGGTTTACCCGGATCAGGCAAAACTTATCTTGCACAACATATTGTAGATCATCTACAAGCAGAAAAAAAACGGGTAGGATGGCTCAATGCCGACGATGTACGTAAAAAATATAACGACTGGGATTTTAGCCATGAAGGGCGTATTCGTCAAAGTTTACGTATGCGTGAACTAGCAGACAGCATGCCAGATGTTGATTATGTTATATGTGATTTTGTTGCACCATTAGTTGAAATGCGTAATAATTTTAAAGCAGACTGGACTATATGGGTTGACACTATTCGTGAAGGTCGGTATGCAGACACTAATGCTATGTTCATTGAACCCGAAGTATATGATTTTCGTATCACTGAACAACAAGCAGAAAAATGGGGCGAGTTTGTTGCCGCACATATTATAGATAATCGTAGACGTCCTGTATTTGATTGGAAAAAAGAAACTGTACAAATGCTTGGACGTTGGCAACCATGGCATGACGGACATCGTGCATTGTTTGAAAGATTGTTGGCCAAGACTGGGCAGGTAATTATTCAGGTGCGTGATGTACAGGGCTGGCAAGGAAGTAATCCGTTTGAAGTTGCTAAAGTTAAGAGTTTTATTAAACATGATTTAGATCCGTTATATCAAGGACAATATGAAATACAAGTGGTTCCTAACATTGTTCATATTGGTTGGGGCCGTGGGGTAGGATACACAAGTGGCGAAGAAACATTTGATGAAAAAGTAACTGATATCAGTGCTACAAAAATTCGTAAAGAATTAGGCTTAAAGTGAACAAATATCACGTTAGATTCAACACCAAGCATAACGGTAGTTCGTTAGTTTGGAGAATCTTTGACAAAGATTAAATGGTAACTAACTCGCCACCGTCGAGATAGATACAAGATCCGTTTATATAACTTGACCTATCAGAAGCTAAAAACAAAACACTATCTGCTACTTCTTTAGGTTCTAAAATTCGACCTATAGGAAATCTTGCTTTGGCTTTTTCTAATTCTTCCTCTATTGTTGTATTGTTCATTTTACTATGAACTTCTAATTGACGTGTTAACATATCTGTATTAGTGGCGACAGGATTTACGCAATTAATTCGAATGCCTTTACCGACATAAACGTTGGCCATTCCCATACTGGAAAGAATTAAAGCTGCATTAGCAGCGCCGCCTGTTAAGTGCGAAGCTACAGCTACCTTGCCACCGTAGCCAATAACATTTACAATAGATCCGGACTTCATTACTTCAAGGGCTGCATACATTGAATTAATATAGGTAAAAAATTTTGATTGCATTGCATCAAGATAGTTATGAGAGTCAACTTCTAGTGGAGCCACTTTTTTAGCAGCACCTGCACAATTTACTAATACATCAATAGGACCATTATTTTCTACTGCGTTCTGTACCATTATCGATGCTTGATCTCGATCTTTGAGATCAACTTGAATAATATGAACATTTCCTAACAATTTTTTAGCATTGGAAAGATGTTCAATATTTCTCGAAGCAATAGTAACTTTTGCACCTTCTTCTAAAAAAGATTCAGCGCAGGCAAATCCAATACCTTGACTTCCGCCTGTAATTAAAACGTGTTTATTTTTGAGGTGTAAGTCCATGTTATATGTTCCGGTGGAGTATCTCTACTAATTTGAATTGCAAGCCTGGGTCCTTTTACATTTTCAACTGAATGTAAAATATTTGCATGTAGGCATCCCCACTTGCGTAGGGGCAATCTAACTCGATCAATTTCTTCTACACGATCATAACTATCAATGGTGGCGTGTGGGTCAAAATTTGATCTTAGATCTGGACGCACAATGTCTCGTCCTTTTTCTCTGTACCAAACAGTTTCGACATTATCACCACCTAAGTCTAAAAGGTATTGCACGGTAAAGTTTCTACTGGCATCAACGTGAGGAGCCAACGCAGGTCCAACATTATCAAATATGGATATTCCGCACCCCTTGGGTTCTTGTTGAAAGTATTCCCGTACCCAGTCTTCAAATTCTGTGCTGATCGCATATCTATGTGTGCCTGCGGTAGTAAATGTAGATCCATCTTTGGCTGTAATGGTTCTATATTGATAGTCGCTGTATCCAGGCAATTGTTTAAGGGCGTTAACTCTATTTTGTTCTGCACGATCCTCCAAGGCAGTATAGGCAGCATCTATAATCGATTGCGGGGGATCAGGAAGGTCAAGATAACCGTAGGTAAACATCACTGTTGCGCCTTATAGAATTTCTCAACAACAGGATTCCAGATTTTAATTTGACGATCAACATAACGATCACCTTGCTCTGGAGTACCATCGTAGGCCTGTACTGCTCTTGTCTTAAATTGTTCCCGAACTTCTGGATCCTTAAGAGCATCTCTATATACTTTGTTTAGATAGCTGATAATGTGTCTTGGTGTTCCCGCCGGAGCATAAACTCCGTGAAAGTTAGAAGCGATAAAATCTGGAACTATGTCTTTGAACAATGGAGTTGTTGGATATTGTTCTAATCTTTGCTCAGTGCTAAATGCAATCGGTTTAACCTTGCCAGCTTGAACCATAGACAATGCATCGCTAGAACTTGATCCGATAAAGGCAAGTTGTCCAGAACTTAGATCCATCAAGACTTGTGGAGTACTTTTATATGGAACCGCAGTGGCTTCAGTTTGTGCATGGGACAATATCTTTGATATAAAAAGATTACACATATTATAAGCACACCCGTATGAAAATTTATTTGGATTTTTCTTAACGTCGGCAAGTAAATCGGATAACGTGTTGTATTTGCTATCTGCCGCTACGTATATTCCTTGAGGAGTAATAACAGTCAATGACACTGTAGCAAAATTTTCTCTTGGAATCCATCCAGTTGGTTTCATCAATGGGTTCATAACCACAGGAGCATTATCTGTTCCTAACAGCGTTAATCCGTCCGGTTTAGCTTCTGCTACTTCTCTTGCTCCTATAGTGGCAAATGCACCCGGCTTGTTGCTAACCACAATGTTTAATCCTGTATTGGCTCTAACTCTAGCTGCCAACATTCTACTAAATGTATCTGCTCCGCCTCCCGCACCGTAGGGAACAACCACTGTTATAGTTTGTCCTTTAAGTTCAGCAGGCATTTCTGCAAATGTAATACTACTAAAAAATAGCAAAAATAAAACAGTTAATTTTTTCATAATGATCTCATTTAAATTTAAAAGGTAAATCCATAGTTCCGATTTGAATACTGGTTCTAGGACCAGTTACATCAGTTATAGCATGAATGATGCTGGTGTTAATAACAAACCACTGGTTCATTGGCCACTTGACTGCATCAAATTCTACAAGTTCGTCCATGTTATTGAACACACGATGTTCTAACGGCCATTCTGTTGCATGACCTGGTAGCTTGTAAAATCTAGTCCTACTATCTTCACCGCCACGTTCAATCATGTACCAAATTGCCCAGCGTCGGCTGTTGTCAATATGCGCACCATGTAGGGGACTTTTTCCTTCGCTTCTGCGAACCGTAGCATTAACAAAATCTTCAACGATGTTGTCCTTGACCCATTGGTCAAAGTCTTCTCCGATTTCGTACCCCACTTGATAACGGCTAGAATATTCTTCGCCTTCCAAAACTACAGTTCGATCTACATGTACTTGGGCACCACCAGGATAGTATCCTGTGGTAATATTTTTGTGTTTCTCTTTGCCTTCATTGGCAATTGTAATTGCTCGATCTATAAAGTGCTGAGGGGGATGTGGTAATCCCTCGATTGGCATCCAGGTAAACATTGCTATTCCTTTTATTGGCCTGTTATTTATTAGGCTCTGCTGCTGGCGATAAATATTTTCCTTATGCATATCCCCCCACAAATTATAATTCTTTCGGACCCTTATCAATTGGATACAGTGAGGTACATGGGTCCATACGTTGTTAAAAATCATCTCAAGCAGGCCGGATTTGACGTTGTTGTAATTGATTACTTCACTCGTTTTGAAAATGATCAAGAGTTTTTTGATTATTTGGAAAATTTTGTTAGCGATAGACTACAGGCCATAATGGTTAGTACAACATTTACCTATTCAAGTCCTACTGACTTTGCATGGGCTCGATCCGAAATGAGCAAACATATAACTACTGAAACTGCTGAAACCAAACAAGGTTGGTGGGATTATGTAAAAGCCAGTTCCCTATATCTGTGGAAGGGTAATAACGAGGATATGAATTCTTGGTTTTCGGGTGTAAGGAATATTTTATCCAAAAAGAATTCTCAAGCTAAAATTGTCTTAGGAGGAGAAAGACTAAATTGGATTTATAAATTTGATCCAAGGGCTCTCCCAGATGACTATGCTCTAAAACAAGTAGATCTCTGCATCCTAGGCAGAGTTGATTTATTCATAGGTGATCTTATGAAACGATTTACAACAGGATCCCTAGGACAATATGCTCTTAACATTCACAAAAAGAATGATATAGATTATTACATTCCGCCTCCGCATTTACAGTATAGTCATCACAAGGATGATATTCCGGACAGCACATTTGGTATAGAAGATGCTGTGCTTCCAGGAGAATGGTTGCCATTTGAAAATGCTAGAGGTTGTGCATTTAATTGCAAGTATTGTAATTATGATAAAGGGCATAGTCAAAAAAAATCCATGGAACAAACTCGTGCAGAATTTATGCGTAATTATGAATTGCATGGCACAACAGGCTACAGCTTTACCTGCGAATGTTTCAACGATGACTATCAATATGTCCGAGACTTTCATGCAATGGTTAAGACTTTGCCTTTTGTTTTAGAATGGAACGGTTATGCCCGATTTGATCTTAGCCACAAGTATGATGATCTTGCAGAACTTACTGTAGACAGTGGTGGCCGCAGTTTGATTATAGGCATAGAAACTCTAAATTGGGAAGTAGGAAAGAAAATGGGTCGCGGCCTAAAGCCAGAGAGAGTATTAGAACTTGCTGACCAGTATAAACGTGCAGGAGAAAAATACGGAGGTATACATCTCAAGGGCTGTTTCATTATAGGCCTTCCAGGCGAGACTATTGAAAGTCAAACTGCCACAAACAAATTTATCAGTGAACAAACGTATTTTAATGCTGTTCTAGGCAATGTATTAGAAGTCATGCCCTACGAAGATGACCTATCGGGCGTTTTTGATTTTGCTGGTATAAATGTCAATCCAAAAAAATATGGATTTGAAGAACTATCATTTGATCCTTATTACTGGAAACATCATACCATGGACGTCTATCAAGCTATAGACATGAATTATCAATTTAACGAAGCCAACAAGCTCAACCCGTATACATACAAGTACAACAACGGCAAACGAAATGTCAATCTATTCTTTTATTCTGCCATGCGAAGTCTAGGATACAACCATGCAGAATCAATGAATAAGTTTAACAACGTTCCCGAAGTCTACGATCAATGCCGTGATAAGATAAAACGTTATCACGATTTACTTTTAAAAATATGGTGTGAATAATGAAAGTGGCTATAACAGGACATACATACGGAATCGGCAAAGCACTCGAAACAAAGTTTTTTATCGAAGGGTGGCAAGTTGTTGGGTTTAGCAGATCCAATGGTTATGACATTTCTAAGCCCGAAGATAGAGCAAGAATTATAGAACAATCACAGGATTGTGATTTTTTCATTAACAATGCCTATTCAACATATGCACAATGCGAATTATTGTTTGAGCTATGGCAAGCATGGCAAGGAAAACAAAAAAGAATCATCAACATGTCCAGCAGTATTGTGGGACGTTGGCAAAATGATTTTAGAGATATCAAATATCGAAATGCTAAAGTAGCTCTAGAAGACGCCTGTGATTTTTTATCCAACAAATCAGAGTGGCCAAATGTCATGGTAGTGCGCCCCTGTTTAACTGATACTCCTACATCTAAACCAAATACAAAACCCAATAAAGTTGACCCTAATGACTTTGCTGATTATTTTTACAACAGTATTGATAAAGATTTACTATTCCGAGTGCAGTCTTTTGGGCTAGCTGTAAAAGGCCATAGAGGCTTTATCTAATGTTAGATGGTATCAAACAATACCTATATCTAGTAGTTGATCGAGAAACAAATCTTGTATTGACTAGATGTCAAAATGCTTCTACGGCCAATGCGGTTAGTAGGGGATTTTTAAATTCGACTATAATGGTTATTAATCGACCTGACTTTTTTAACAATGATAAAATGCAGAAGTATCGTGATAATAATCAAATAACATTTAAACTGACCACAAATGACTTTTCTGGTATTTCATCCCTAGAAGCTAATGTTGGCGAAAAAGTAGCCAACAGTAATTATAATTTTAATTTTATAGAACAGACTGTAGTAGAGCAATCGTGGACCGATAAACGAAAATTAGCTAATGCCCGTTCTAAGATTTTTTCTATAATTGAAGCTAAAATTGAACGATACTTAGCAAGATACACTTTGTTTGTGGGCGACAGTATTTTATATCAATACCTAGCTCAGGAATTTAGCAAATGTGATGTTAAGAATAATTGTTATTCAGAATCTATCTTAGAATATTCAAATATAATGTCGATGTTGCCATCTGAAGCATTTAATGATTTAAAAATGAAATATGATTCTTTTTGTTTAACTAGTGTCAGATACGCAGCTATATGGGAAAAAACTGTTATAGCAATTAATGCAATGAAAACATATTCGGATATAAATTATTTTTATGCAGATCTTGAGGCCGAATTAGCAGGGATGAATCGACAATGAATTCTATCAAGGTTACAATCGATTATATTAAATCTTTAAACTATTTTAACAACGGCGCTACTAGCGATGATATTAAAATATTTTCTGATATTAAGAATGTTGTATCATCGTCTTGGATTATTGACAGAACTGACTGTGCTAAGACCCCATTCCGCAGTCATTTGATGCATGAATATAAAATAACTAATAACTCTTTTTTTAATAATAATTTAACATTAGATGATATCTGTATTGATACAGCTCGAACATTTAAAGATTTATCAAACAAAATATATATATTGTGGAGTGGTGGGTTAGATTCAACTGTTCTCATAATCAGTATGCTCAAAGCTGGGATTGAAAAAGAAAAGATAACGATAGCCTGTAATCCAGATGGATTAAAAGAGAATTATAATTTTTATCGAAAATTTATTTTACCCAATTTTGAAGTTATCGCTTCAGAAAAACTAATGCAACAAGCCAGTATTACAGGAATTAAAGATGGAGTAATACTTAATGGTGATCCTGCTGATGCACTGTACGGAATAGACTTATCGTTTAGTCTAGTTGAAAAGTATGGGATTGATTTTTTAAAGCAACCCTGTTCTAGAGAAGCGTTGACTAATTATTTTGTTTCTAAAAATATGGACATTCGATCAGCTAATTGTTGGTACGATTTCTTCATGCTGTCAACTGATCAGTCTCCAAGAGAAATTAAAACCATGGATGATTTCTCTTGGTGGATAACATTTAATCATCGTTGGCAATCGGCCAATGAAAAACTTAAACTTAGAATTTTAGATGATTCCAATTACAAAACATTTTTTGGAAATGAACAATTTCAAAATTGGGCTTGTTATCGAAATAACAGTTCTATAGAAACTTTAAAAGATTTTAAATTAGAATTGAAAAAAATTATCTACGAGTACACCGGAGATCGAGATTATTTTGATAACAAAATAAAATTACATTCAAATAGTCATGCATTTGGACTAAATTCATATTCTGCGATCTTAAGCAGTAATCAAAAATTAATGTCCTCAGAATTTAATATATACGACTTTTATAATAAAAATAATTTTATGACAGATTGGTTATCCATCAATTAGGTTTCAGTAAACTCGCTAGATTTACCTATTCCTTTTAACGTTAAAAATTCATCACGTTGCTTGAAAAAAGCTACGATAATCGGATTGCCGCACCACTCGTTAAAATCTTCTTGAGAGTTAAAAACTGTAATAGTAGTTCCTGTAAATATATCGGGCGAATAATGACCATCAGTGGATAAAATTTTACCTTGTTGAATAAAAGTTTCTCGCAATTGTCTGACTTCGTCTGCAATAGGAAATCGCATGTCCTGCTCTGGCGGAAATGGTTTATTTTCTGGATAGGTATAGGTCATTTTTACAATATATGGCATTTGTTGATCTCCTCAATATTAGTATTTATCTTGGGAGAGACATCAAATTAACCAACTGATTGTATTCAACTAGAGTTTTCCCAGAATATATATTTTCTAGGTCTTTTACTGCCTGAACATTTTCATGTTTAAATAAATCAGTTTCTTCAATATATTCCCACCCTGTATATTTTTCTCTATTGGGCATTGGGAATTTTCTTCCGTAGACAAATTTTCTACTGGTCATAGAACCCTTTTTTCCAATTATCCTATTATTTCCTAAATCTTGTATAGTCGGATCAAGCATAAATGCCAATAAAGTTTCTGAACTCCAAGACAAGAAACAACTGGTTCCCTGTATATATTGTTCTTTATATAAATTAGCCCATGAGCACCAACATTCTTTTTCAACAAAATACCAAGTGTCGTTAATTGGAGAAATATAGGGTTCGTCTTGTCCCAGCAATATTTCACCGTCTAAAGATAGTGCTGCCTTCATGGTAGTCAAATATTGATATATTCCCGTTCGTGCTTTACGGGCAATTTCTAAAATTTCACCACCCTCAATAAATTTTTTAATATCAATGTTTACGACTAAGGGTTTTAGATTTTTCTTGTTGCAGTATTTGTAAGCCCATTTTAAATCATGCGGATTATAGTCGGGAATTAAATTAACAATTACCGGAGTAATGTCCATACCTTGCGATAAAAAAACCTCCATAACTAATTCACTGTCTATTCCACCACTGTACATGCAGTAGAGTTTTCCAGATTTTGTATCGTATATTTCTTTAGCGTTTAAGATTAATTCGTCGCAATAGCTGCCTACTGATCTAGATGTCGGGTCAATCGACAATTGAAATGACTCGCCACTGCCCGAAGTTCTGTAAAAGTTATTTTTACGTTGTTCTATCATATGGTGTTTTCTTTAATCCATCGGCCAAAATGTACACAATGCTCCTCGAGCCGGTCTACAGAATTCATCAATGGTCTAAATGCCCCTTTTTGTTTTTCAACTATTTCTACATCTTCTTTAAAAACATCTTCTAGTGTGATAAATTCGTTTATTTTTTCCTGTGATACAGCTGGATCAAAATAAAACTGAGTAGTCCAATCAAATCCAAATTCGTTATCTGATTGTCTCGGCGCTACTGTATTAATTCCCAAACACCCCGGACTCCATTCTATGAATGTCCACGGATAAACAATTAACCACCATCCATCTTTGTGTGTTTGTACTACCCAATCTTCACCTTGATTCATTTGTATATCACTTAGGTCTACCATAGTAGACAATCTAGGATGAACCCCACCGTGCCTAATATGCAATAGATCTGTTTGTATTTCCATCATCCACAGCGCACTCCCTAAACTAGACCCTGTGCAGGTATGACTGTATTTGAGATTTTTTTCATTTGCAAGATCATCTACCCATTTGTGATCGGGCTCAACAAAATTCTTAAAGACTAGTCCCGATACTCCCACTGTCGCAGTACCACATTTTAATTTTTTATTATTGTTAATCGGCACACCGGATTCGGTCCATTTAAATCCATGAAACTTGCAAGTGATATTATTGGTATGTGTTCCTGGATCTGCTAGGGGATACATCCGGTGTGGGCAGAATCTATTCAACAGATTCACCGAATTCTCTGCCTTGTTTAAAATATATTCAGATACTACAAAGTTATTATTATCTAGTGCAGAAATGTGTGAAAGTACTTTAGGTGAATTTTTAAACATTGATGTCATTGGTTATCGTTTTTAATTAATTTTATTAACCAGTAGGTAGGATCTATTTCCCACCACCTGCGCCCATAATTAGGATTACGGCCATCACCGTGATGATTGTTATGCCATGCTTCGCCTAGGATAACGGGAAACAACCAGGGACAATTTACACTATCATCTTTAGTGTTATAATTTCTATAGCCTGCCCAAGGCATATGAGTGATGCTGGTCTGTATTAGAAAACTATGTAGAGTAATAAATGCTGGTAATGCCAATAGATAGATCCATAGGTCTATGCTGATTAGTGCGACCAGTAAATTAGTAATCCATAATATTTTTATGTAATGCTTGTGTGCAAATACCATGTCCGGGTCTTGTAATAGGTCTACTACAGATCGAATACTCATAGTGTCTTTCTTAAACATCCACAGGATGTAGCTGTGCCAAAACCCATCTCGAGGACTGTGTGCATCTCCTTCCCGATCAGCATACCTATGATGATAACCTCTATGAATACCTATCCAGAATAAAGGACTACCTTGTCCTGCTAGTATTCCGAACCAAAGTAAAATCCTCTTGGTCAATGAGTTAACACTAAACCCCTTATGTGAGAACAATCTATGATAGCCTGCAGACACACCCAGCATCTTAATGCACACATAACCTATAAGAGTTGCAATCCACCACCATGCAGGTGAAGAGCCGGCAATGATGCTGTATATTGCATACACTCCTATAAACTGCATAGGGATTATTGACCCCCATAGATTGGTAAAATGGAATGTATTTTTTACAAGTTGTTTTATTGGTGTTTTTTCCATTGGGATAAAATCGATTCTTTTCCGTTATATATTATTTTTTGCCAACAAGTATCATCGCACTCATTAGGACATGTTAGATACTTATAATTATCTGTTTTAAATTCTAGATTAAACCTATCAAGAAAATTGTTAATGCACCATTGTTCCCAATTATCTGTTTGTCTGCTGATAAAATACAATTGATAATCCGCATTATTTTTTAACCAATCTATTTGACTCTGGGCACTGCTTCCAAAGCTATTGCTCATGACTCTAGGATAGGCAATTTTATTGCTGTGTTTCCATAGCCTGTTTAGTATTCTATAAGCACCACTAGGCCAACACTCCCTACTAGAAATACTAGAACACATTTCTGGTTCGCCTAGATCATTAAAACAGATAGTTAAGGCAACAGCACTATTAAAGTTTTCTTTGCTGTAATTTTTCCAAAGACGATGACTACGATCTTGATATTGTTGCTCTCTAAGATTGTCAAACAATTGATCTAATGCAACATCAGTTCCGGGCACCCAGGTAGTGGTCTTCATCATATATTTAACGGTAAAAATGTTTGAATAAATATTTCATGAGAAGCCCGACCCAGATAGAATCAATCAAATTAAAGGTATCTGATCCCTATGCAATTGAGGATTTTTTATCTGTTGACGATGTTAACTATCTTGTTAAATTATTTGATTCTCAAGAAATTGAATCAAACAAAGTATATAAAAATACAGGTCCTATAACCTTAGATATCAAACCCTATTTAAAAGATCCGGTAGTAGCTAACGTTATAGATAAACTGGTTAAAGAACTAGGACCGTTTGAAATAACGGCTGGATTTTTCTTTACAACAAATTATCCTCACATAATACACAATGACGACACATTTGAATTGCCAGACGGAGTGTATAAAGGCATAACCATTCCCCTAAAAGCCTATGGGGCAGATCGAGTACCTAAGCTATGCTTCTTTGATCAATTTTACTTTCATGGTCCCGCCAAATTTTTTTACGGTGAGGAAGACATTCCCACGTACTATAATAAGCAGGTCTATGATTATCGAGATGTAGATGGCATAACTGATGCCATGCTCATAGATGAATCTACCAGAGTTTCGTATCTAACACATTTAAAGTCAGCCTGGCTCACAGGTCTAACATTATGGGGAACACTAGATTGGCGGCCTACTAGTGCTTTAATTTTTGACAGCACAAGATTACATTGTGCCAGCGATTTTAGACAGCAAGGTATTACTCATAAATTGGGTATAAGTATTTTTACAAAAGTATAATATGTTTCTTTGGAAATACATCGACATACCAAATGAAGAAATTGAATATATAAAAAAATTATATCTAAATAATCTTCCAAATAATAATCATTTTTTTCAACCGATAGATATTGATATTTCTAATTTTCTAGGTTTAGAAATTCAACGATTTGTGCTTATACAAGTTGAAGCCAATGCAGTCGGAAGAATACATACTGACTGGCGTCCAAACAATTACGGAAATCAATTAGCACTCAATATACCATTAATAAATTGCGAAAACAGTACTACTTCTTTATGGTCTAGCAATTACGATCCCCCCACTCAATATACAGCCAACGGCCAGCCCTATAATTTTTTCAATCCCGACAGATGTATTAAACTTTCAGAATTTAAATTGACAGCTCCTGTAATATTTAGAACTGACGTTCCCCATAGCGTAGATAACCCCACATCGGAGATTCGAAAAGCAATCAGTATTAGATTTAAAACAGATCCTTGGCATTTAGTAAATACACCATGAACAACTATAGATATATAACAACTCCTAAAAATTCTATAAACGAACAAGAGTTCTTTACTGATACAGCTATTATAAAAGAACGATGCGCATGTGGGTCGGGGTTCTGGCCGGGAAAATGGCAACACCACTCAACTATTTTTACAGAAGAGTTTAAATTATGGCTATTACAATTTAATTGTAAAATTCTTAAAGCTGAGGCCTTTAGAGTATTTCCACATACTGCATTAGCATGGCATAATGATACCAACGACGATCCTAATGCAGATGATCTAACTCTTAATTTTACCGCTAAAATAAATTTTATGTGGGGAGATTTACAGAACTGCTTTATGGAATACGGCGAATTATCTAATTCCAAAACTACTGATCGAAAAATTTTTACAAATCAAAGAGGTCGAAGAGCCTATGTCTACAATCCAGCCGCAATGAAAATTGTTGAAAGATTTTCTCTTGAGAATACGGTACTAATCAATCGCGGCCCAACTCATCGTGTTAGCAATGAATCTGATCAGGATTGGTTATGTTTAAGTTGTATTATTGTCGACAATGACACTGATAAACCGTTATTATATAGCAAGGCTATAGATTTATTCAAGTCATCTACTATTCTTTAACATGATTAACAAAAAATATATTTTTAAACCTAATATGGAATTAGATATTCCCAGATTAAAAGAAATTGTTTTTAGAAATTTAAATATTGTTGAACCAGATCTAGCTACACATCAACGATATGTAGAGAAAGAACCTTATCTAATCGAACTAAAAGAACGTTATCCTTTCTTATCTAGATTATACAATATCTATCCTTCGATGCCCGGAATGACTATTCCTATACATATTTGTCCAAATAGGGGTTGCGCATTAAATATACCTATTCAATACACAGAAGATTCTTATACAGTATTCTATGAGCCCAAAGATAAGTTAGAAATGACCTATAATGTTCCTAGAATTTATCATATCATAGATTCCGAAATGTTAGAAGTATATAGATACACCTTAACAGAACCAGTTATAATGAATACCAAGCTACCTCACGGAGTGTTTGGTGGACCAAAAATGACTAGAATAATTATGAGTTGGAGCATCCACGACGACTATGAAATTATGTTAAGTTGTATAACCTAATTGACTAAAGGCCCATGCTCGCTCTGTACATTGCCAACACACATCACACCTCCCAATTTTTTGTTCTGTACAACTATGAGTAATATGTATTAAGTCATCCTGTTTTTCTTTAAACATAATTTTTAAAATATCAGTTTTTAAAAGATTGACAAAGGGAAAAATTATTCTAGCATCTTTTGATTCTTTATCTCGCTTTGGAGCACCGGGTAAATCATTCAACTCTAGCGGATTTTGATTAATCCCATTAAACAGATAATCAACAGAATAATTGTTAAAAATATCAATCACTGCTGTGGTACTTTGAAGTCTATGATGTGCTGTGGGATCTCCTACATAAATTGTATACGGTATAGACGTATTGAATTTTTTATTAAAATGATCAATTATTTTATTCACATACAAAGACGACCCGTCAGTTTTATCTATAGTGAATGGTTGTAGTTTTACACTCGGTTGTTGATTTATAATTAGATATAATAATACTGCGCTATCGAGACCCCCGGAGAGCATGATTCCGTACGACTTATCTGGATTTAAGTTAAGTTCCATAATTTATTATTTGTAAAAATATTTATCTGCCAAAATTATTGTGTAAATATAATCATGTTAGTTTATCCTTTAGAAAATATCAATAACTTCGATGTTCTTGCAAATGAAGTACAAACTTTGATTGAGGAAGTAGGGTTGAACAACAACCAAATAATTTGTCAACAACTTACACCTAATAGTGTAGACTGGACTACCGGGATAGGACGTATAGCTGAATTAGATCATAAAGATGAACATCTTTATAAATTTGTTAATGAAAATCTTAAAGGGTCAAAATTAGAAGAGTTAATTTTAAAATATGATGCTTTTCGAACTAGGGTAATGATCATGCCTCCCAAGCAGTGTTATAGTGTGCATTCAGATCCAACTCCAAGAATACACATACCGATAATTACTAATAGCCAATCATGGATGGTATGGCCCTATTTAAAGGTATGCGAACAAATGCGACCTGGAAAAGTATATTGGGCAGATACTACTAAACATCACAGTTTTTTCAATGGCGGCGATACTGCTCGTATACATATTGTCATGGGTATAGAGAATAGCGATGTCTAATGTTATAGTCCCCCCAGGTATAAGTGGACAGTCGGCTATGTATGATTCGGCTAATACTGATCTCGTAAATTTGTCTAATGAATTAGTTTTGTCAAATTTAGGAAATGTTGTTCCTCTCAATATTAAAATTAATTGTGAACAATTTATGAATGAGATTAAGCCCTTTGATCAGGACTGGGTTGACTATTTGCCAAGAACCGATAGACCGAATAATAGGCAGGCACTAGCTCTGACAAACTTGCCAGGAACTGATCATAAAACAAATATCAGTCTTGCACAGGCATCTTATGCAGCCAAAAGAAAATTAAGTGAATTAGATTTTAGTCAACCTACCGACGTCTACAAGAACTGCACTAGTCTTAGTGGTTTTTTAGATCAGTGGAATCCTCTTGGTAGAACATTTTTAGTTAAATCGAATATAGGCGGATACTTTGTACCTCACAGAGATCACCCAAGCATGCCTAGAGATGTTTTTAGATTAATCGTATTTTTAAACAATTGTAATCCTTTAGATTATGATTGGTTAATGGACGATAAAAAACTACAAATAGAAATAGGTAGAGTATATTACATTAATACTCGACTAGCTCATAGAACTATTTCTTGGGTAGACAACAGCATTCATCTTATTCTCAATGTGCCGTTTAACACAGAAAACATAAGCAAGGTAGTAGGTAAACTTTACCACACTCACTGATCAAAATAACAGTTTAATCTAGTTAGTTAAGATCAACCCAAGCAGCCCCAGTATATCCTTGAAACTTGGTACCAGTAGTATTAAACACCATCATGCCCGCAGTGGGTGCTGTAATAGCTGCATCTCTTGCAGTATCATTTGCATAGACTGCTAATTTAACAGCACCATTAAATGTTGTCTGCCTATTCGAACCAATCGAAACAGCAACACCAGTAGCTGTAGTTCCTGTTAAGAAATCTATCTTTGTAGGAACAACGCCTGCAGATACTGCACCATCGACTACAGCAGCAATAGCTGCTCTAACTTGAAAGTTGGCACCGTCGTAGGCTGAAAAAGCAATGTCCACAATGTCATCACCGTTATTTACAACTAGTGGGATTGCGGTAGTTCCTCTAGATCTAGAGAATTGAAAATTCCTTGCATCGGCAGTGCTGTGCGCTTGTCTACCATTAAAAAATGGTGTTGAGGCATATGTGTTATTAACTAAGTTTAGTCTTCCATCTTGAACATCATTGCCAATGGTAATTAAGTTTGCAGTAGCAGATCCGTCATCTAATCCAGAAACAAGAGTCAATACATCAACAGGATTAGAAATTATCGAAGTGTCAATTGATGTGACTTCTAACGTATTCGTATTTGCAAAATATCGCAATGCAGTATCAACACCAATGTAGCTAGGTGCAGATGTATTGCCAACAAACGTAATATATGCAGGAGTAGCGTCATCTCGTATGCTAGGACGTAATTCGGTGATATCGGCTGATACATAGACCACTCCTCCCGGAGCAGATCTAACCTGACATCCTTGATCGCCACGGATTTCTAAGGTGCCACCGTTGGCTATTGTAGTACTAGTAGAATCTTCGGTTGCTACAATGAAGCCAAAGGCTGTGCCGTTTAGAGTAGATCCTGCTGGTAAACTGACTGGGTTAACAACTGACAAACTAGCAGCACTAATTGATTTTGTACGTGCATTAATAATAAGAGTACTATCATCGCCCACAATATTAATATTGTAGTTCATTCCGGCTTCAACACCAGCACCCGATCCTGTTCCAATAGCAACACCGTTAATTGTAGATCCTGCTGGCAAATTAACAGCTGATCCTGTAGCTGTAATAGTAGCAGAGCCAAGCTCAATGCTAGAACCACTTAGGTATAGATCTCTAAATCTATTTGATACACTGCCTAAATCATATGCTTCATTGGCATTTGGAACAACATTGCCTTTAACTGTTCCGTCCAAATTAACTGCACCTGTTAGTGCATTCAATAATAGTGTAGAATCAGACGCATAAACTGATCCTTTGAATCCTGGAGCTTCTATAGTACCATCGTAAACGGATAAGTCTATTTGTGAATTTATTCTACCTGTTGTATCGTTGTAGGTAAATGCAATGTTATTGTGCGTACCGCTGACTAGCATTGTAGAAGCAATGTCTTGGACGTCTTCTGTGACTAGTGTTCCTGCGGGTAAACCGCCGGCTGTGGTTCCGTTTCCGATATATAACGAATTTGTTGATGTATCCCAAATAAGCTCACCCACAACTGGGGTATAACTCATTCGATCTGCGGTTGGACCACGTCTGATTTGTAAGGCCATATTAATAACTCCGAGGCAATGTTAGTCTAGTATTTATGCTTTTGTCTATAGATCCTAGAGCCAAAAAAATAGGGCTCCGAAGAGCCCTATTTTATGCTACGTTATTACATGGTAGGCCCGTTTCCGTTCCTAAACCCCACTGCACCGCCTTCTGCTTCAATACGCTTTAACACATCTTCAAACAATATGGGCGCAAAGTCTGGTGTTTGTTCTACGCATACACAATGATATCTAGGATCGATTTCATCGCCGTATAAAACATCACCGGTTTTAGCATCAACTCCACGGGCCTTACGCACTCGATTTGAGTGTAAATGTCCATGAATGTTAACTCCAAAGCGTCCTAAACTATCGCTATGTACAGGAATGTGACTTAAGATCATTCCGTTCATAACATGATAAGCACGTAATTCACGAAAGTGAGCACGATAGTCCTCGTCCTTAAAGATATCGTGGTTACCACGGATCAACACCTTGTCCCCGTTTAATCTGCGCATAATCGCCAACGCTTTACGGTTAATAACAACATCACCTAAATGGTAGACTTTGTCAGTGGGTTTAACTCGTTCGTTCCACGCTTTAACCATTGCTTCGTCCATTTCGTCTGGATCTGTCCACGGCCTTAATTTTTCACCGTCATTACGAGTAAACTTACATACGCCCGTGTGACCAAAGTGAGTATCGCTTACTAAAAATACACTAGGCATACTATTCTCCTTTATTCAATAGATTTAAATGTTCGCCAATCATCAATGTTTGGCTTTTCGTTTTCATCGTATGTCCAACCCAATGCTTTCATCATGCGATGCTTGACTAGTAGGTTAGGACTACGGAATCTTTCTGTATCCTGAAATCCCATCATCACACCTACTTCACATACTGCACCCGATCTGCAAATTCCAGCAAAACAGTGAACAACCACATTCATACGATTGTCCAAGGCATGTTGCAGTAAACGAACTAACTCTGCGGCCTGCTCATGACTGCACTTCATAGCTTCTTCAAGAACATGGTCCTTTTCTTCTACATCCAAAAACTCAAAGTCATGACGCTCTTTGAATTGGTGCTTGGCGTCCGGCCGCCAACTTGCTGGATCAACAATGCTGATCAGCATACTGTTAGGGCCGGCATCGTGATGAAATCCTGTTGGAATATCACTTGCAGCTACGTTTTCAATCCACGGCATTATACACGCTCCTTTTTCATTCGGCCAATTCTACTGGCTTTGTTCCAATCGTAGATAACGCCATCTGGACATTTGCCATCGATCACCGAGTCAACTCCAAACTTACCTACAATTTCAAATTCGCCGCCTTGTATGGAAACGAACACATTCAATTCTTTGGCGAATGCCATAGCCAAATCTAAGTTGGCAAATTCTGTTTCTTTATTTTTGTCTATTACTTTATACATGCTGTTATTATACAACCTTTAGCCCAATTTGTCAAGCATGATCTGTTGTAATTTTACAACAGTTAAAATTTAATTTATCAATAGTATTCGACAACTATTCCGGAAACAAAGTTTCGATATTTTTCTTCTACATCGTCCGGTGTACTGCCTGTGAAAATAGCCCAACCGTTATTAAAAACTGAGAGATCATTTCTTACCATTTGTATCTTTCCTTTTGGAAGACTTACTACATCTGCAAGGTTGTTTTCTTTAATTTCTATATGTTGAATTTCTTTCTTTTCAAAGGGCAATTGTCTGAATAAAACAGATTTATTAATTGATAGAGTATAGTCAATTCCATGCAACAACTTGTTAATTAATTTATATCCGTAATCTTTTTCCCCGGCATGCCACATTAGTGTATGAGATACAGATAACCTTGGAGAAAAATCAATAAAGTGTATCTTATTATTTTTGTCCACTATTATGTCAAGCATAAATGGACTGTTATCAAATTTTATTTTGTCAAAGAATTTTTTTAGATACTGTGTTGTTTTATCTTGTAATAATCTACTGGAATATTTTGAAGGATATTTCAATCCAGTTTCCGCCGCATAAGGATAAGATGTTGATTCGATATCGAAAATAAAATCAAAATATATTTGCTCTTTATAAACATGCCCAATAAAAGAAACAACATCGCCCTCGACATATGTCTGAATCATATACTCATGCATACCTGAGCAGTATTGTAATTTTTTATAATTGACTCCATGCGTTTCCTGATACTTATGGAGTTGTTCTTCGGTATCAGCAAAAAAATCTATTAGCGATTGCTGATCCTCAATAATTTGTATTCCTACACTAGCGGTGCCAACGCTAGGCTTTACTATGCAAGGATATTTTATGTTTTTAGGAGGAGTAGATAATGTCTCGCAAGATTCTAAAGTATCATATAACACAGGAAACGGTATTTGTAGTTCATGCCATAAGTTATAATAACCTATTTTACTATTAATTAATTTTGCAGTATCTGGAGAAATTCCGTGTAAGTTAAATTTTTTATTAAGTTCAGCAACAACTAATATTGACCGGTCGCCAAATGCTGGAAAAATACAAGCATAATTATTTTTTTCAAATAAGTGTTCTACAGTTTTTGCAATGCTATTAGTAATGTGTCGATTGGGATATAAACTTGTAAGTTTATTTAATATTTCAAATTGCATAGCACTTTCCGGAAGTATTACATCAACTTCAACTCCGTGTTGCAACAAATTATCTAAAATAATTAAATTATTGTAATTAACCAATAAAAATAAAAGTTTCAAGAAAGCACCATTAGTAAAACATAATTTAATATTTCATCAATTTGATAGAGCGATGACTGCATTTTTAATTAATTGTTCTACAGGTTTACGACCAAATTCATTTAACTCGTTAAATTCTCGTATAAAGTCCGCTTGTACAGATCGATCACTCATATATTCTTTTAAAAATTGTGACCAAAATTTTTCTGCTGCCGGATCGGTATTTTTTGGAAGAATGAATGTAAATGCGTCAACGTCTTGCCAGCCTGGAAGAATACTATTTACAGTAGGTACATCGGGATATTCTTGTAGACGCTGATTACTGCCAACAGCAATTAATTTAATTTTTCCCGAGTCAATCATTGCCTTAGAAATTAATAATGGTGGGGCTCCAAATTGAACGTGTCCTCCAGCTATATCTTGTACTAACGGTGCACCGCCTTTATACGGTACCCAGACAAAATCAGGTTTTTTCTTAGACAGTTCTATAAACTTTTCTAACAACATTCTTTGTCCGGGTGCACCGAAACCCACTGTTACAGTACCTTTGTACAAGTCTTGAATAGAATTGATCCCGCTATTTTTATGAGTAATATAGGCCGAAACACTATTTCTAACAGCAGTTACAGTATCTAATTCTGCAGTTGGATTTTTTATTCGTTGTGTTGCAATTGTCCCAACAGTGCCAAATGATATATGATACCCGTCTTTAGGCATACCGGCAATTTCATTCATACCAATAAGCCCTTCAGCACCTGGCCTATATAATGGTGTAAAATTTAAACCTTTCTTGGTTGCATATTTTTCAAAGTGTCTAAATGTTTGATCTACACCTCCACCTGGAGCAAACGGTATAACAACTGTTATAGGTTTAGATGTAGGGTCGAATGCATATGCATTTGTAATTGTTAAAATTAACAGTGATACAAAATATTTTAAAATTCTCATTTCGAGATTGCCTCTTTGTTTAATAGGGTATTTATTTTTGCTAATTGATATCTTTAATGAAGCTGGTATTAGAGATCACCTAGATAGTAAGGAGGAGACATGATCCATTTATAGGCATTCGGTTGACCGTTTGGATCTAAGAACAAAAAATCTTTATCAATATTGTCTAATTGATTTTGATAATAGTACTGCCAGCGATCTACTAGAGAGCTAAATTCGGAATTGTCATAAAACCAAAAATCTTTGTCCTTTCTAAATCCGCCAGGCTTTGCAGCTTGGAATCGATTAAAGTTCCAATACGGATAGCAAACATCTTTGATAATTTCACTGCAAATTCCATAGTGCTGACTGGTGTTGATAAACTGTATTTTGTCAGGATTAGACTTAAACCATAAAAATAGTTGGTGGGCCATTTCGTAGGCAAGCAACGGCATGTCCGGAGTCCAATAAAAATACTCTACATTATTTGAATCGCTGTTTACCGGAACAGCATTTTGTATAAGATCATCTCGAAAATAAAAAAATACCTGATTACCTTCAGAATTTTTTCTAAGATAGGGTTTATCAGTACCCCAAATTGCGGCCACACGTTTTCCTTGATCTAACAAATTAATTTCTGTATCTGAGTAAGACTGCATTCTTAAAAAATTTACAGCACTATGCATGTGATTCTGTGTAGTAAACAAATCATCGTTATACAAATTTGAGTTTGCACGTTCTAACCAATCAGCAGTTATGATTTTTATTTCAGGATGATGAGTTCTTAAATATTCTAAATCTGGCTTAATAACATAATCCCATTCACTGACAAAATTGTTTGCTCCTGTATCTGTAGAATTAGGTTTATAAATTCCGTTATCTAAAATTTTATAAGGCCACCTAACAAATACATAATCTAATTTAATATTGTTTTGCAAAAAAGTATGTAAAATGTTGTGGCTATCAGATCCACCACTGTAATATAAAATTAATTCATCGTAATTGTCTCTAAGTTGTTGCGCTCGTTCTTTATATAATGTTTTTAATGGAATTTTCCCTAATAAATCTTTATTAAAGTTTTTAAAGGTGTCATGATACCACAGGTACCAAACTACACACAGCAATCCTTGTTTACGTAGTCGAGTGGCTTCTAATAGAGCTTGAACTTTATTTTTATGGGATGAAATTATTTTGTTTGTATCGGAATGGCAAACACAATACATTCCTTGATGATCTGATCTAGTCATAAAACTATTTATAGTTCATAAATACCCTATGACATATAATACTGAAAATATTTGGAACAAGCTGTTAAATTTAAAAAATCTTCCGTTTGGAAGTGCATTAAGTATCTATGATCCAACTCTTGAGACGGAGGTATCTGATATTATTTCTAAAGTATCTGCTCAGAGATGTCTAACTGATATTAACGTACAAGAAAAATTTCTTAACAGATATTATAACTGGATACAGGAAACTCAACTCAATACTTTCAACGGATTGGAGAATTTTAAAGTTCGAGCATTTTCCAATGGAACTACTGAATCGTTTGATAAATTCTATCTTAAAAATAAACAACGTCGAATAAGATATTTTCGAGGTGAATATCTATATCACTTGGCATCGGCTAGTAGTTATTTCGATCAATCGGCATATCTTGATGACGAACCGCTATCTAAGAATGATGTTGTCATATTCAGTTTGCCATTTGCAGATACTGGAAATGAACATCCGGAAATGAAAAAAGTATTAACTATTTGCGAAAAGTTAGATATTCCGGTCATGATCGATTGTTGTTATTTTGGAGTATGCAAAAATATTCATTTTGATTTTTCTTACAAATGCATATATGGAATAACTTTTAGTTTGAGTAAAATTTTCTCAGTACAACACTTAAGAATTGGTATGAGACTTACTAGAGAAGACGACGATGATCCGTTATTGGTCTACAATAGAAATAGATATACTAATCGATTAGGAGCGGCTGTTGGATTTGAGTTGCTCGAACGATATGGTCCGGATTATAATCAACACACATACAGTTCTACTCAGCAGGAATTTTGTGAACAATTATCAGTGCATGCCAGCAATTGTGTGTTTTTTGCTAATAGTTCGGATAAATTTTTAGAATATAGCAGAGGAACAGCAAACAATAGATTATGTTTTTCTAGGTACCTTAAATTTGGGGAACTGCCACAGGTTTAACGTAATGCCATTTAGTTTTACAAGTATTAAACAATCCTCTAACTTTTCCAGGAAGTTGATATCCGTTAGATTCTGTTATAATAAATTTTTCATTTATCTGAGAAAGAAATTCTGAATTAACATTTATAAAAGTATTTCTTTCTAATTCAAATTCTGGATGATTAAAAATCCAAGATTGTTTATCTGCTCGATCTGCTTGCATCGGTTTATCTGATTGAAAATTTCCGTTCCATGTAGTATATATTACTGATTTAGTAATATTACTTTGAATAGATATCAGAACGTTTTTTTCTTGTGGCGTTAAGTTGACGGAATCATTGTTAAAAAAGAACTGTTTTATTTCAGGATGTTGGTCTACATAACTGCACAACACGTGAGCCTGCTCTAACGGAATATTCGGCATTTTTGGAGTCCAATAAAAATATTCGATAGAATTTCTATTATAATCCATTGCATTTCCTACTCCAACTGCTGTGTCTAAAAAACAACATAACCAGTTTCCGTTTATAGAAGCAACAATAGGTTTATCTATTCCGTAAATACATGCAACACGTTTGCCTTTATCCAACAATAACATTTCATTTTTTGATGAGGAAAGAGTGAATCCTATCTCTACATCATTCCATACATTAGCTTTTCTAAAATTATCCTCAACATAAATTTTAGAAGTGAAATTTTCAGACCAGTCTACGATTTCTATTTTAATTTCTGGACGAGTTTGATTTAACCAATCGAGAACTGGTTTTATAGCATAGTCCCATTCGCTGAGATAGTTAAAGGCACTAGTGTCTATGGTGTTGGGAGTATATAGTTTTTTATCAACAGTCAACATGGGCCACTTAACACATACTTCATCTAGTTTGATATTGTTATCTATAAATGTTCTTAATATATTATAACTGTCAGAACCTCCTGAAAAATACAATATTAAATAATCATATTCATCTCTTAACTGTTGAGCTCGTTGTTTATATAAATCATTTAAATTTTGCTTGCCCAACAACGCTTTGTTATATTGTTCAAATACATTGTCATAGAAATGAAATGATATATCAGCATTAAGCTGTGTTGCACTTGTTAAAGCATCAAACTTATTATAAAATTTGGTTCCTAATACTTTCCAAAATACATGATCATTAAATTCAAAATTATTCAACATACTTGGATTCTAATACGTTAATATGATCGGGAAAGGTATTTCTGCTTATTTGAATAGAAATCCTTGGGGAGATTATATTCTCAACGCTATGTAATATATTGGTATTTAGACAGATCCAGCGATGCTCAGGAACACGCACTCTGGCAACTTCTTGCAGTGTTGAATAATCAGTTATTGCATCAGTTAGGTTAAAATTATTTTTAAGTTCTAGTCTTTCTAACGGTTTGTTTTTTTCTTGCCACCAAACGGTATCTGCATCAGTGCCGCCAGCCTCTAAAAGATAATGAATAGAAAAGTTTCGATTTGCATCAACGTGTGGTGCAACAACATAGTCGACAGATGCTTCAAATATATTAATTCCGCATCCGATAGGATCTTGTTTAAAGTGAAGCTTTACCCATTCTTCAAACTCTTCACTAATCCAATATCGATAACTACCTGCATTTTTTAGTTGCTTTCCTTCGTCTGTAATAACCGTTCGATTACTATATTCATTGTATCCAGGTTGTTCTAATAATTTTGGATTCACTCTGCTTTCTCGTTGACGAGAGACTAATGCGGTGTTAGCTGCATTGATAACAGAGGCCGGTAGCTGTGGAAGATCTAAGAAGGAATAGATAAAAGTCATGTGTAAATCCTATGATTCATATTTATTCGATATTTTTACATCAACAACTATTTTTTTAGATTTTGTTTTAAAAACATAGATACTGCATCACGAGCGTTTATGTCATCGTACGTATTGGCATGACCCGTACCACTAAGTTCAACGGTTGTTAGCGATCCATCAACTCTCCCGTTCGAACATCTCGATTTTGATTGTCCAAACCACGGATCGATACTGTATGAGATTGTAAGGCTCTTTACGCCTTGTTCAAATCCGATGCCTGTAAAACAAAAACCGCTTGACAAAACTATCCCACGGATGCCTTTTATTCGAGTTCGAGCAAGAGCCTCTGCTCCTTCACTGTGCCCCATAAAAAATATGTTATCAACGTCCACCCATGACAATTTTTTAAGCTCAAGCATTGCATACGCAATCTCTTGTTCTCGATATGGAATTGCCATTGGGAACCTATGAGACACTGTATTGGTTGTAGAGTTGCAATTAGAAACTCTTTTCGGCCTTGCAAAGCTATCAGGTAGTATCACAACAAATCCAAGATTGGCTAAATGTCGTCCCCACTGTTGATCATGATAAGACTGTATGCCTGCGCAACCATGTAGATATATAACTACAGGATATTTTTGGTCTAATTTTATATTTTTAATTCTTTTTGAAAAATTACTTTCCGGAATAAAAATCACAGCTTTATTCCAACTCTCTTCTATGCCAGGATCCATATAAATTATGCCCCTAGCTTGTTCAGCTTTGAGTTGTTGCCAATAGATTTCAGATTCTTCGATTGACTGTGATCCAGGTGGCTCTTCAAGAGCATATGAATTAACAGCAATAAACATCAAGAGCACAAGTGTTAACTTAGCGATGAGTTTCATAACTTTCTTATATAATATATAACAACTATTATTTTAACATCATTTTAATAGTTTGTCAAGGAATTTTTTGTGTAATTTCTTTGCTAGTTCTATATGGGATTCTAATGGAGGGTGTCCAAATGTGCATTTTCTTGCAACACCGTTTACAATCAGTGGTTGTAAGTATTCTTTTGGCAAAAGCATATTATCAACACTATTTTTCCAAACTGTGTTGGCAAACGATCTAGTATGCGGGATGTTGAGTTTATCCAATTGCTCTGACATCATGTCGTTGGACATGGGCTGCATCATTAACTGTATCTTTGTGGTAAGACCGTTGAATAGCTCCAGAATTTTAAAATAGTGAAATACTATATAATCGTCGTTATACATGTCTAGGTAAAGTTTGCTACCCATATCGTTGGGAATATTCTTAGAAATCAGTGTAGTGATTTTCTCTTTTAATCGAAAATCTATCATGCGATTCATAGAAGTCAATCCAACTAATACTAGATCGCTATCTAAAATTCGTCCTTGATCATAGTCCATATAGATTTTAAGATACTGTTCATCTAAACCACTACCGTTCATGGCTCTATTTTCAAAAGGTACATTTAACAGTTTAGCTAATTGTGCTGCCCACGAACTGTTTCTATGCAAAGGATCATCCCACCTTATGTTAAAATCTTTTTTAAAATTAGCAGTATGTGCCAAAGACGCTGTTTTATTATTTAGGTAATCTTGTTTCCATTGATTGCATTCTTCGAACGACACACCCATAACAATATGGTCCATAATTTCGTCGCCGGCTGTATAACTGCAACCATAGGCGATAATGCGATTAAAATTTTTATTCATACTATTACTTATCTGGTCCGGCCAGCAGGAATCGAACCCACATTCTAGAGGTAGAAGCTCTATGTACTATCCATTGTACTATGGCCGGAAATCTGGAGCGGGATAGGAGAATCGAACCCCTAACTAAACCTTGGCAAGGTTTCGTTTGACCATTAAACTAATCCCGCATTATTGATATTCTATATCTACTGCTAGTATAAATCTGTACTGTTCACTTTGAACTATTCCGGGTCTGTGCCATTGGTCTCCGGGGTAAATTAACCAGCTGCCGTCTTTGGGCCTTACAAAAAACTTACCTTCAGCTTCGGGACCATTGGGAGCCATCTCTGTACCACAGTAGTCTCTATCCTGCACATCTTCTGGGATGTGTAGGTAAAATATACCGCTTAACATTTTTCCATTAGGCGACTGTGGATGCCAATGGTGGTGCCAAAGATTATCACGATTTTCGGCACCCTGCAAATTAGTCATAAATGACCAGGCCATCATGTTAGATACTTTTACTTCACGCCCCAGGTACATAAACACACTAAACAGAAAACTCATACGATATTTTAACCAAACAGATTCTGGTCTAGCAAATATATTTTCTTTAGTCTGGTATTTTGGACTGTTAGTAAAATAATTACCATCAGCAATGATTGATTTAATAATGCCTATGGCTTCTTGATTGTCAGCTTGCGTAATTATAGAGCTGAAGTCAAATTTTCTAAAAGTATCGTTATGATCTATTACTGTATGCATAGTGAAATATTTAGTGCGTAAATACAGTATGAAAATATTTGTGCAGTCAAATGATACCATCTCTCGAATACAAATTGATATTCTAAATATTCCTCCAATAGTCCGGTGGTTTGATCAGTGCATGAAATTACAAGAAACTCATCCTATTACCGGTCAGCTTTTTTTCAACGACTCTGCCACATTGATATACAATCCTGTAGGCGATGAAGATGAACTCTATTCTGAATTATTGTCAACTGTTTTCAAACTGAAAATTTTACTACTAGAAAAACAAATAACTAAATTTGCCTTGCCCGAATTACCCAAAGTGTTTAATCGTGATCAACACTGGTGTAATGACATACACAATCTGTTTGTTGCAGTAAGCGTTTTCCTAGAAAACAACGGAGTTGAATATTGGAAATTATCAAGCTCGTGGGACAGTAGAATGTTCGAAGCTGCGAAAAAAGTAAATGTGCTAATTCATAAATTAGAAAAATGGGCCTATCCAACTGCTAACAGTCGGTATATTAAATCATACGGCCATAAATATCTACAGACAAGATTTGATCTTTCTTATCATGGCCTAGGCCTATGGTTTGAACTTAGTCAAGAAGAACAAGAAATCTATCACAGCACATTAAAAAATAATGTGTTTTACGATGTAGTATTCTCAAATGAAATACTGGGCAAAACCTATTATAGAAGTTTCATTGATGAGGAGAGTGCTAATAGCCCTGCAATATCTGGTATAGATAAAACTTGGGGAAATCTAGATATTAAGCTAGATCACCAACGCGAAGCAATTTTTCGAGATCCTCAATTTCAAACTTGGACTGAATTAATTAAACAAGATGTTGACATAGCACCTTTAGAGTTTCCCGTAGGATCAATTAATCCTAATAGCGATTTAGATTATTTTGTAAAAAGAAAAACTACCGAAGTAGTTTTTCATTTTGTAGATTAGTGGAGCGGGGTAAGAGAATCGAACTCTCCGCTTTAGCTTGGAAGGCTAAGGTATTACCACTATACGAACCCCGCATACTGTTATTTAACAATCAAGTTTCATGATCCTCTGGAGTACTGGCTAAAGGACTAGTTGACGGTTTTTTCTTTGACCAGGATGAATAACTAGATCCTTCTTCTCTACTGCTAACATTCCTGCCAATCTTTTGAATGACTCCACCGCGGGCAAGGAACTCTAGGATAGCCGGATCAGTTTCTACTCTTTCTTCTTCTTTAACTTCTTTGATTTTTTTAAACATTATGGCCTTTTATAAAAATTGGTCGGAGTACAAGGATTCGAACCTTGGACCCTCTGGTCCCAAACCAGATGCGCTACCGGGCTGCGCTACACTCCGAATTAACTTGGTATTATATGAGGAACGTAAGGAACCGCTCTTGGACCGTGTCGTTGCTGTAATAGCATACGTGCTTCTTCTGCTGAATTGGCACCCACTCGATCTTTAAATTCTCGACCGTCTATTCTAATTGTTGCTTCATATAATTTCATATTTTATTTAAATCCAAACGGACATTTAGATTCTGTTTTTTGATTGTAAAGAGCTTTATGTTGTCCGCCCCACATTGACTTCTTGGTGAAGTTGTTGGCCATGTTGTTATATTCTTGTTCCGAGACAACATGACTGCGCAATTCAACATCGTTCTCGGATAACGGAATAATCTGTATCAACGGGTCGCCAGCATTTACTGTCAGTGTTGTTCCTTTTTTAATGAACATGTTTACGTGAGTATTATACTGTGCCTTAAAATCAATTACAGCACTTAGTGCATGAAAATTTGCATGTTGTTCTGTATTGTGATAGGTACATTGATTCCATGCAAATTTAACACCAGTCTTTTCTTTTACCAACCACGGACTAGAAATCTTTACATGTTGAAACCCTTTATACAAATCTTCCCAATACATAAAAGGAGGGTGCGGATTAGCATCTAGGCTATTCATAGGATCATGCTTGTAAAACAAACCTTCTCTAGTCATTTCAATTTTAAAGTCTGTCCAACTAGGAAGAACAAATCCTGTAGTAAACAAGTTAACCATCCCTACACATCTTTTCGATGTGGGAATTGGAATAGTTTCTTTGCTCTTTGGATCCTGTAAAGACTTTACGTCTATCATAGGTGGTAGTTGTTTCCAACCTTTTGGTACAAACTTATGTGCATGATCGATATTAAACAAATCATGTATAACTTGATTGTCTATAAAACAATCTACAACTAACTTTTTTCTACGAAAGAAAAACATAATCACCTCATTGGTTGCGGGACCAGGAATCGAACCTGGGACTCGAGCTTATGAGACTCGTGTTTTACCGCTTCACTATCCCGCGATAACTTTATAGGTGCTCTCTGCGGCGCTTGAATCCACGGTAGCCCTTCTCTTCATGGCCGGTCCTTGCTTTGGTCAACATTGGCAAGTTTCTCGGTGTTCCATTGTAGCTACTACAGAAAGCATTTATAAAGTGTCTAGCCACTCACACCACATGAGCCCTAGACCGGGTGGTTACCCCGTCCACACGTTGTTTCTATTTAGACGACTAGTGTTCTCGCCTTTGTGATTTCTCAAGTCGTTCCTAAGTAGAACCTTGCGGTAGATCCAATGCACCGTGCCTATTATGGATAAGACAATTAACCCCCATTTACTAACGGCTATGGGATGCCGGGTTATTAAATAAGACCTTCTGCTGTCAACGTAGCAACAACATCGTCGCTCAGTGGCACTTCAGTCTTGATGTTCAACTCCAACACTTCGTCGTTGATCTTCTGTTTTTGCTTCTTGAGATTTTGAATCTCAGTTTTGGCTTGATCAATCTGCGCCTTGCTAACCACACTGGTACTCACTGTGTCATCACGACCGTACAGACTGGCTCGACTTTCTTCCTTGCGGTTGCGGATCTTGTCCAACTTGCCGTTGATCACTGCAAGATCACCCACAGGGCTCAGAGTCGACAATTCTGTCAACTGTGCAATACGTTTATCAATGAACGCAGCCTTGGCCAAAGACAGATCAATTCCACAATTAGAATTAGCTGTGCCCACAAGCCCACGGATGTTGTACAATGCCAACAAGAGTTTTTGTCGACGACTGTCGTTAACGATCAACTGATCGTTAGCCTTTTGCATTTCTGCTTGAGCATCTTGAAACTCGTTGATCTCAATGCTGGTTTCAACTTTAATGCCTTTGATGGCTTCGTTGATGCTGTTCTGGACAGCATTTGCTTTACGTAGGGAAATATTCATCTCGTTGTCCTTTTTTCTTTGTCTTAACAGTTTTTAGAAAATCTAATCTAGTATACTTGCCTTGTTCAATTTCATTCAAGGCCGTTACAATAAATCCATGTTTACCGACTACTCGAGGCGCATGACCATTTTTCAACTCTCTCGCTCGTTGACTTGCGGCTAATACCATTTCGAATCTATCGCCATATGCTAACACTGCGTCTTCTGATGAAAGTTGATTGTTCATAATTTCCTTAGGTTAAAAATAACGGGTCAGCGAAAGGTCAAGCAATAGACCGGACAATATACAATGAAGAGTTGTAGTCTTCTTTGACAATGTGCAAAATACAATACACAGAGGTCTATATATTTCCGATTAACAAATGACAGTCGTTGGGGTCGGATCACATAAACACGTTCCAATTTCAAGTTGGATTGTAAGTTCGGAGTAAGCGTGAAGCTCATTCCTGTGTGTCTATCCTCATCTACCTTTCACTTTACCGGTTGTGTATTGCTACACAACAAAACTATTATAGCACTCTTTGTGAGTGTTGTCAATGCATTTTGGTAATATTACTTTGAAAATACCATAATGTTATACAGCGAATTGTTGTTGATATATCGTGTCTCGTCGCCTAATAAGCAATCGAACAGTATGCCCGACTCATCTATATCCGCCATAATGTACTTGCTTATTGCGCAAGCCATTCTAACATTTTTTGTTATGTTTTGAACGTAGTTCAATTTAAACCCTTGATCGGCATAAAGATTAATATTAACAGGATCAGGACTAGCCTGTATTAGAAGTCCGCCTGGCTCTAACAACCGATAGGCTTCTTTAATATAATTTTCAAACGGATCATAATAGGCTGTTGCTTCTACTGTTATAATTGCATCTACACTATTGTTTGCCAGTGGTACAGCCAATGCTGATCCTGTTAAAAATTCTACATCCTTAATAGCATTTTGGCAAAGACTTATGTGATTGGGATTTAAATCAACACCTATTAGTTTATTAAACTTATAGTGTTCTTTGATAAATGCCAGTCCACCGCCTTTACCGCAACTTAAATCTAGTAAAGTTCCTTGATCAGCATGCCGATCAATACGTGCAACGTCAAGACATTTCTTGTAAAGTTGAGCTTGGTATCGCCAAGGTTGAAATTGTTCAGCAAGTTCATTATCAGTAGAGACTGTTGGGAATCCGTGTTGATCCAATTCAACATATCCATCATTCATAAAACCGAATCCAGGAATAGACGAAAAGAATCGATTGTACTTTTCTACTGTATCTAGTTCAAACTGGTTGTAGTTATCCATACTTTAGATCTTTTTAGCTGCCAATTTAACATCCCAAGCAAGGATAGTTCTTGATCCTCGACCTTTCCACGGATACACTGTATGAGGAATGTAGCTAGGGAAGATAATCATCTTCATAGGATTGGGGGTGAACCGCCATTGGTCAACAAAGATAAAATGTCCAGGATTGCGGATAACAGGAAGCCTGAACTCGATCACAGCATCTGATATATTGTCAGTTAAATCCAGCTCTGGAACATCGATATAGATGTTGCCGCTGATATGTGCTTCATGACTATGCAGAGCTTGATAATCGCCTGCTGTCTGTCGGATAGTCCAAGCAGACACAAGTACTGGCTGAAAAGCAGCGAGATCATTTCTGCCACTTTGTTTTGCCTGCGCATCTAGATATTCTTGACATTGTGCCTCAACGTATCGTTTGATATGTCCAATATCTAGATTAAATTCATTTGGTAATAGCTGAATTTGCTGTCCTCCACGAATGCTAATAGCAGGATTGCCTGCATCATTAAGTTCTGACTTAGTGTGTGCAGTATCTACTATGTTTTTTAAATTAGTGAATACATCTGCTGGTACATCAGCAACTGCCATTACCGTGGGATTAAAATATGCAAATTTCATCTATTACCTATATATGGTGCCCCTACACAGAATCGAACTGCAAATTACGGATTACAAAACCGTCGTTATACCATTTAACTATAAGGGCTTAAAAACTGTGGTGGAAGTGGTCGGGATCGAACCGACTACCTACTGCTTGCAAAGCAGCCGCTCTCCCAAATGAGCTACACCCCCAACTTATTACTTATTATCTAATTGCTGAGCCTGATACTTTTCTTGAGCTTCTTTTAACTGTTGCTCATTTAGCCCATGCCATCCAATACAATCACCTGTCGGCGAACGACCGCATCCGCATGTACCAATTTTACCTTCTAGATTTGCTCTAACCTGCATGTCCTTGTCCTTTTTAAAAATTGTGTCCCAGTTATTGTCAAAAGTTTTTAGAGGAACACTAAATGGTCTTGCTCTAGAACCCTTTCCACCGTCTGCCATTTAATTCCCCTGCGGACCTGATGGACGTTTTTCACGCTTAGGCTGTACAGCCGCACACAGTTCTGCATCGATCATTGCACGTTTCCATGCATTGCGATCTTCTACATTTCGAAATCCTGTAGACGCTAACATCATTTTAGTTAGGCTACTCATTTTATAAGTCTTAGTGGGTTTCATATTTTACCTTTTTAATTAACTGGTGGAGAGCCAGGGAGTCGAACCCTGTGAGCGTATTACTACACTCTACAGATTAGCAATCTGCTGCATTACCATCCTGCCCGCTCTCCTAACTTCTGGTGGGTCCTGACAGTCTCGAACTGCCGACATTCTGCGTGTAAGGCAGACGCTCTACCAACTGAGCTAAGGACCCTTCCTTTTATTCTGGTGCCCCAAGAGAGACTCGAACTCTCACGCACTAGGCACTGGCTTCTAAGACCAGCGTGTCTACCATTCCACCATCGGGGCAAATTTCTAACTAACAATATACATTATATAGTCTAACTACAGAGTTGTCAACAACTTTGTGAAAAATATATAAAATAATTTGGTACCAGCGGAGGGAATCGAACCCTCTCAAGAACGCTAATCTGGCGCTAAAAGTCTTATAAGGACTCTCTGACTACCAAGTCTCGCTGGCATTAATTTTGGTACGACTGGAGAGACTCGAACCCTCAATCCCGAAGGCGGCAGATTTTAAGTCTGCTGTGTATACCATTCCACCACAGTCGCATTTTGGTACCAACTTGAGGGATCGAACCTCATTCCACGGTGCTTCAAACCGTTGCTATGACCACATCAGCTAAGTTGGCAAATTGGGGTGAAGGGGAGAATCGAACTCTCTCTTACTGTTTCACAGACAGCCGTGCAGCCATTACACTACCAACACCATTGACCTTTTCCAACACATCCTTACGCATAAGGAACTGTCGTTGATTGTCAGGACGATGAACTAAAAGATATTCAACGCCATCTATATTATGAAGTTGACGAGAGTCTTCGCAGACTACTCGTTCGTTGTTTAAACGATTTTTAAAAGTAATAGGTTTCATTTTATATCTCCTTGTAATGGCCGGTCCGGAGAGATTCGAACTCCCGACAGCTGGTTTCGAAGACCAGAACTCTTCCACTGAGCTACGGACCGATGTATGGCAGAGGGTGAAGGAATCGAACCTTCAATGACGGAATCAAAATCCGTAGTTATACCATTTAACTAACCCCCAACAATTTGGTGGTAATGGAAAGAGTTGAACTTTCACTGGGCACCGTATGAAGGTGTTGCACTACCGTTATGCTACATTACCATAAGTAAACACACTAGCCGCCGCAGATCCGCAACGCCGCAGGCTAGGCCCTAAGGAACTATGTCCGTTCTTTCACTAATGTGTTTGCTTATGGTAGGGGCACAGAGAATCGAACTCTGATTAATAGGTTAAAAGCCTACTACTTTAGCCGTTAAGTTATACCCCCGTCATCTTATCACTCTTGTCACTAGTCATGACAGATCTCCTTTAAAAAAATTGGTAGCCTATCTTGGGAACGATCCAAGGACCACCGCCTTATCAAGACGGTGCTCTACCACTGAGCTAATAGGCTGTATTAGGCGGACGAATCATTATCACTGCCACGCCCAGGTCATTCGGCAGGGGTACGCCACTTGGCGGTTAGGAAAGGTAACCCGTGTGCATTTAACACTGCTCAAATGATTCGTCCATGGTTGGTGGAAGCGGTGAGATTCGAACTCACGGACCCTTTCGGATCGTCTGTTTTCAAGACAGGTGCAATAAACCGGACTCTGCCACACTTCCGTAATTGGTACCCCAGGCGGGAGTTGAACCCGCAGTAAATTTCTCCTTTTGAGAGAGACGACTTTGCCAATTTGTCCACTGGGGCGAAAAAGAAAAACTCCTGCGTAATGACTATGTCTTAGAAGCAGGAGCCGTGTTGTTGGAGTGGCGGGTCAGATTTGAACTGACGGTTTTACGGATTTGCAATCCGTTGCAATGGGCCTCTCTGCCACCGCCACATTAAATTTTAGATATTTTAAAACCGTAGAGTTTGCTTTGTATAACCTCTGGCAAAAAATTCATGCTCATTGTAATTCTAGGAACATCAACCGGAGGTTGATAATACCCGTGCATAATTTCGCTAGGCCATATTAACAAATCCCCTTGCTCTACCTGTGCAGAACGATAGGGATCAGTATACGGAGTGCTAACATCGGGCTCAATTTCTATCATTGCCTTACGCAAAGAAGCAGGAGTCCTAGGGTTATGAAAATCTAATCCCACGTGTTTACTAGGATCTACTTGCACATAGTAAGTCGCACTGATTAACGAGTTATTATGTACATGAGGATTTTGTCTACCGCCTAGATTAGAATTAACCCAGACATTAAGATCTACAAATTCTCTGTGGGAAATTCCCAAAAATTTTTCAGCATAATCGCTTACACAAGATCTCACCCAGGCCATAAACTCTGGAAGCTCTTGTGTAGGAAATTTACCGTCATTGTAATAGTGAAGAAATCCGTCTTCTGTGTGCTCCTGATTGTCATCGGGGCACTTGTCAACTATGTCTAAAATCTGTTGACGTAAAAGTACATGATCATCTCTCCTGTATTTGGCAACTGCCACAGGGAAAAGATCTAGATGTCCTGCAAAATTTTCATTCATACTCATACTTATTATTCTATTTGGTACACCGTAGGAGAATCGAACTCCTCTTGCCGGGATGAAAACCCGGAGTCCTGACCGATAGACGAACGGTGCATAAATTGGCGTACCCCCAGAGACTCGAACTCCGACGAACAGTTTTGGAGACTGCTATGCTGCCATTACATTAGGGATACATTGTTTGGCTGGCAAACCTGGGCTCGAACCAGGGACATTTCGGTTAACAGCCGAACGCTCTACCAACTGAGCTATATGCCAATATTTCTTTTCGCTAGATTTTTCAATCTAACATTTCTACCTCTAAAGGTGGGCGTTTGACTATGACAGTTTGGACACAAGATTTTTAAATTTTCAATCTTGTTGTTATCTCTAACACCATCAATATGCTCCAGTTCTAAGCTCAACGGTTTTCCGTTGTACTCATTCCCGCAACCACACCCTTCACAGGTATAATCTCTTTCATGTAGCAATCGCTTACGTAATGCACCATGATGCATTTCTTCATACGGTCTGTTCCATGATGTTTTTAAATTAGCTTCTTGGACTTTTTTCTGATGGGCATCAAAATCATATTTTAACATTTTTTCTTTGTTAAAATCTTTTCTGCCTTGTTCATCAAATTGAGACCAGAAATCTAAAGATTTTGTTCTTTTCTTTTCTATAGCAGACTCGCTAAACACTCTACTGTTAGCACACGTTCTACTACAAAATTTTCCATTGAGCTCATGCTCTTTGCTACACTTAGGACATATTTTCATAATATCGAACCTCCGATACTATTTAGCAAGTATGTCCTTGGTTCAAGAATAAACTTGGCGACTCGACGGGGAATCGAACCCCGATAATCGGATAGACAATCCGAAGTAATGACCTTTATACGATCGAGCCAAAAAATTGTTAAGCAACGCCACGAAGGGTGATACGACACCTTTCCTGGCCACCATATTGTGCTTCTGCAATACGAACAGCATCGCCTGATGTCTGAGCAGTAATTACAGTTTCAAATTGGCGAAGACTCTCAGTTTGGAAAGCACCACTGGTACCTTCACCGGTATAAGAACCTACTTCAACATAAACACGATACGATTGCATTTGGTTTCCTTTTAAGTTCACAGTATTAATAGTATAACACCAATCTAGAAAAAAGTCAACCATTATTTTGGTGGAAGTGGTAGGATTCGAACCTACAATGTTTCTTATGTGGCGGATTTACAGTCCGTTGCCTTCAACCAATTCAGCGCACACTTCCAATTTGTTCACACTCTCCGCTATGCTTTTAGACACCGTTCAAAGGTGAATGGAGAGTGTGTATTAAAGCATACTCGGCTTGTGGCCTTATCCCCTAAACATTCTAGTTTCGGAATATGCTTTAATACGCTACCATTTTTCTCTCCACAAAAGGAGTTCCATCCGGTAGGCCGCCCGTTTGTCCATGTTTTAAGTGCAGACTGGGACCTCGTTTCCCTTAACACTTTTGCTATTAATTTACGCTAAACGTTGGTAATTTTGCCAACGATTCGCGATATATTCTAGCACGTTCAAACTTATCTTGAATAAGTTTTTGAAGTTGTTCTTGAGTCATTTCCCCAAAAGCAGTTTCATAAGCCTGTTCAACAATTCGTTCGTTTAATTTTTCGTAATTTATATCTATCATTTTTCCTTTGCTAAAAACAAAAAACCCCAGGGTTTTAATCCTAGGGTCCTTGAAGTTTGCGGTGTATGTTTTACTTTACACTACGGTCTCCCGGACCCTGCGAATCTCTGGTGTGCGATCATATGATAGACTTCCACACTCAATAGATAACCAATTGGAGGCTATAAAGCCTGCCTGTTTGGGCATCGTATTAAATTGTTGATGTCTAACGTTTGATTGCATTTTGCTTTCTTTTTCCTTTTATAGGCAGCACCTTGCTGTCTATGTTTTAATTATACAGTTATTTAGTCTCTGTGTCAACCCCTATTTGCATTTCTGGCAAAAAAGTTTTGACGCCTTCCTAATCAACTGTGTGTATTATATTGTCTTTTTATTTATGTGTCAACTAAAATATGGCCACATAATGTGGCTTTTTTACAACATTTAATCAATCGGGGTCTCGCCACTGATTAAAATATGTTTGCCAATTTCAAAAAGACCAACACTACCTGGCAGGTCCATTGCTGCCACATGTATTTGGCAAATGCCATCATTGTCAATGCTTGCGGCTACAAATTCTTTTATGCTACCATCTTCAACTTCTTTTTTAATAAACTCAAGAACTTCAAGCATGGCCTTCTTTTGTTCTTCTTCTTGAATCTGTTCTTTGCGTCTAGTATTAATGCTAACGACTTCCATGTTTAACCTTTATAGTAAATGATCTGCAATGCCAAGATCGATAACTTCTTGTGGTGTTAGATAGACATCACTAGCGGGCAAGAGTTTTTTCTTGATCACACTAGGAGCAAGTCCAGTGGCTTCTTTCAATACCGCTACCATCATTTCATTGCTGATCTCATTGCCCTTCATAGATGCTTTGAGATCGTGATACTTGCCTTCTGAATTATCTGTAAATTGATGGCACATAAATGTAGCATTTTTTCCAGCGTATCTTTGACCGTGTGTTCCAGAAGCCGCAATTAAAAATGCCGCACTCATCGCCGATCCAATTGTAATAGTGCGAATAGGATGTTCGCTGGATTTCATAACATCAACTAGGGCAAGTGCAGAATACAAATCTCCACCAGTTGAGTTGATATATAGAGTTAGAATTTTTTCACGGACATCAAAGTTTTCATAGATAATCCATTTAATACACTCGTTGACGTTTTCGTCAGTAATTTCACCTGATAGGAAATGAACTGAATTTTCCAGTAATTTTAGGTCAACGCGATCGCTGGCATTGAACTCATCAATTTTTTTCACGGCTGCTCCTTGGACATTATTACTTATCATCGTTAATAATTATACTATCAGTTAATAGTAAAAGCACCTACAGCCCAGCCAATAATAGCGATATATGTCAAATAATGGAGGGCTTGATCTAGTCCAAACCAAACCCAAAAAGATCGATCAGCAGGAGTTAGTCCTTTATTCAGCTGTTGCTTTGCCCAATCGATATGATAGTGTGCTGCCATATCGAATAATGCGGCAAAGACAGCCATTGATCCTAAAAAAGGTACCAGTATTAGCCATGTAAACATAGCATGAAACAGAGCATGGTCTACACCACCGCGAGCACCATATAGACCTTTCTGCTCAATCATGTAGGAAAACTGCAATACAAAATCACATATAAAATGCTTGACGCCAAAGAGTGCCAAAAGCAGAAGAATCAGCTGAAATTCTGTCATACGTAATCTCGAAACATCTGCTTACGGCCATCTTCACCAATATGGAGATCAAATATATCCTTAACCGTGGTCATCATAGCACAGGCCAACATCAGTTGATCTTGCCTATCGTCGCACATCATGATCTGTCGATCAATAGGTTCCATTAGTTCTATCATTCGTTTTTTTATAGGATCATTCATTTTGTTCCTTGGTTAATTCACACATTAACTGAAAATGATCGTAGGCTTTACGAACACTGTCGTGCTTCATCAGTTTGTCTGCTTCTGCTTGCATAGCCTTTACAGCTTCTTCGCAGGCTTCTCTAGCACTAGGCCACTCTAGCTGACGTGCTTCTTCACCAAACTCTTTGACTAGGTTTTCCCAGGCTTTTTTCTGACCGGGAGTAAGTGGTTTTGATTTTGTACGAAGATCGCTAGCCTTCCGGATAGCTTCACTAATCTTATCTTCGGCTACACGCCCTGCGGCAATCATCGGAGCATAATCTGGATTGATATTAAATCGTCGACTGCTACCACCTGGGTAAACTTGCACTAGATGTGTGCCTTTTGGAAAACTATCACAGAACTCAGCAGAGTATGTGCTATGCGGAACATAGCGCCGACCCTTCTTAACGTAAAAGATAGTTTCGTTGCTCATTTTATACTCATACAAAATCGTAGGTTTTTTCAAAGATAGGACCATCACAGATGTAAAGCTCGCCATCGATGCCACGCATTAGGTAGTCTCCAGCTTTGCCTTGTTTGTAATTCCCTTCGAGCGTGTTAACTCGAAATTCTTCGCCAATCTTTTTAGCATGAACAATGATAGGACGCTTCATACATTCCTGCATGCCTACTACAGCTTCAAATGTATCATATGTTTTCATAATTAATGTACCGCCTCTTTTACGTCCACTTCACACTCAACTACCCAATTGTTAAATTCTGTAAACTTGTTTACATTAACGCCAAGCCCCACAGCTTCATTTACAAAATGTTGTAAGAGTGCATTATACAATTCGTCGGGCATGGTATCTTTATCAAATCGAATCTTCATATTTCTTCCAAGAGTTAGTGTCTGTGTTCCAATGTCTACGATCATACAAATTGAAGTGTATATTATAGCCTAGTAGGCCTAATGACAATTCGCATCCTGCATGATCTTGTCTAATAGTAAAGTTAAATTCAAACTCAACTATGCCGCCCGAAAGATACTGTTCTATCTCCCAGGCTTTGTTTTCAGTAAGCTGTCCGTTGATGTTGCCAAGATAATAAAATCTTGATCGTTTCCACGGATTGTCTATACTAAAATTTAAGTGTATCATTCTGGTAATGGTCTAAATCTAGAAAGAAAACTTTCTTGATAACAACTATATTCTCGATTTTCGTTTTCCGGCAAACGATCGTTGATATAATGAATCCAAGTATGGCCTTCTACTTCTACAACCTGAATAACTCTAAAAATCTTACCGTTGCCCCCATCCCATTTACTGCCTTCTTTGATTATTGTCATGTTTTATCCTTTCCAATTTTCTTTTACATCCTCTGGCACCTGTGCTGTCATATGTAGCATGAATCTGTAGGCTTCCCATGCTGTTTTGGCCGCATGATTATTGGCCATATTGGTAGGAAACATATCTGCCCAAATTGCGCCTTCGGGAATACGAAACGCACGAATGCTCTGTAAACGAGGTTGAAAGACCTTGCCTTCGTTGAACAATCGCATGCCTACTTCCATACATTTTTCTTCGTCTAGGCCTTCTAGGTAATCATGCCGATACATGTAATCTTGAATACAGAATTTGACATTTTCTTCATCGCGAAGTGCAGTACCTGAAATGATCCAAGCAACATCGTCGTAGGCTACTTCACCGTTAACAATGTCTCGAACACAACGTCCAAAACTGAATCCAATTTTCATTTTACACTCTTCTGTAATTCTTGCAAAATTTCAGTCATTGTTTTTAACTGTGCCTGAACTTGTTTTTTAACTTCTTCCGGGTTTTGAGTAGGCAAACACTCTGCAGAGTATTGCGCCGTTTTGGCTATCATGGCACGTTCTTTAAGGCAACTGACTTGATCATTAAACACTACCAATGGGGTGATCATTCCTAGATTAGTGATTAGTACCAATTGATAAAGCATTTCAACTCCTAATAGTAGATGATATAGATATTATAGCATCAATCAGCAATTAAGTCAAGCCCATTTTAGAATAAACATCAATTTATCTTGTTCATTGACAAAATGAAATATGTATTTGTTATGATAATTTGGTCCTGCCCAAAACATTGTCCACGTACCGTCAGTGCCATACACAGCTTCCCATCTTTTACCAAAATTTTCTAAACACCATTCACTAGCATCTCTATGTGTTTTAGAATCGATTAAAATACTATGTTCTAGTTTTCTAAATTCTCTACGTCCGCGGCGTCGTTGTGATGAGTTCATTTCCATCTTAGAATAAAATTCACAGCATCACTAGAATCTTCAAATATGACTTCGCTACCTTTACGCTGGTAATGATTTTTACAATTGGTTTCTAACCAATCTACTAACTCAACAGCATGTTCTCGTCTATCGAATCTTGGTAATAATACTCGTTTCCATCCAGCACCTACTAGCATACCCCAAAGTATTTCTTTATCAATTTCGCTTTGCATCTGTGTGCCGAGTTCGTCTAAAATTTCTTGTTCTAAGTTCATCGCCATCTCATTATAAACATCAATTGATCTGCTTCTTCACGAAACCAAAATTTTCTATTGTTCATATACCATCGCTTCAGCGGCTCCGGCGTTAGATTTTTAGTTTCATGCCAAATACTACTTGTATCACCGAATGTTTTGTGGCACCATAGTTCCATATCGGCCCAACTGCCTCCTACAGGCTCTACTGTATGGTACCGACTGCCGTAGACTGTGCCTTCACTGAGTTTTAATTCTTCAACCGGGCGTTGGTGTATGTCGTTCCATAGACGCATATAAGCATTTATAACACTCTTGCCAGCCTGTCTGCCTGTAATCTGAGTCATACCTCGACCTTTAAATTTTGTCATATTATCTAGTAAATCTTGTTGCCAAGTTTGCATTAGGCCCACTTCATTGCAAACATAGTTGCATCCTGTTCGTTTTGAAAATACCAAGCACGACCGTTTGGGTGCGCAAGATCACGGAACTTGTTTTGACAATTCTCCAAACACCATGTAAGTTTTTCGGCAAAATCATCATCTTGAAATACTATGGCATGATAGGTGCCTAATAATGCCATTAGCTTATCATCTACCTTGAGATGCTCTTCTGCTCGTTGAGCTCTTAGAATAGTGGTAGTTGGGTTAGGATCGTGAACCATATTTCAATAACCATTCCGTTAGTCTGGCACCTTGCAGTTTAGCAGTAATAGTATACCGATAACCGTAGCTAAATGTATCAGCCATCCTATGCCACACCGGAGTTTCAACGGCATGCTCCATTACCCATTTACCTTGTTCGGTCTCCTGCCAATTCCATAATGGCTCAGCGGCATATAGGTCCGGATCTTCTACATCGCCCATAGTGAACGTATGGACCACAACTTCTTTGGTTTCTTCCACGCTGTCTCCTACTAGCATATACTGATATATAGTCTTAGTAGGCTTGGGTCCAAGAAAAATGTATTCACGTCCCCATTGATCAGTTTCCCATTTGATCCGTATTTTAGACATTACCCCTGCCTCCAAATTTCAGCATGAACATCATAGCATCATAGTCATCTTCAAATTGAAAATATAAGGCATGATAATGTTCTTCACGCCAAAGCCCTCGACAGTTGTTTATACACCACGAAGCCATTTCTTCAATTTGATTACGTGTAATGTTGTTAAAGTTTACTCTGTAGGGAAACACAGCCCTAGCTCTAGTGGCTAGTAGCTCATTTAGTGAGGCTACTTTAGTCTTGGCCATTACCATATTTTAACAAGAACATTGTGCGTTTTTGATCATCGTAAAAATCTAATCGAACGGTATGATGTGATTTTTTGCCTTCGTACCATCCTAGCTCTACCACTGGCCACCATTCGCCGCCCTCTGGAGGTCTAACATAGTCAGTATCCTTTACATATTCTCTATGATCACGAACTGTAAATCCTAAAACCGTTTTCATCTTTGATCTTGAAAGATAAACACTAGGCTTTTCTCGTTGCTTAATACGCTCTAGAACCCCACTCCATTGACTGGGCGTCATTACAATTGGCTTACTCATTTAACCACTTTTGTATAATAGTGTTAGCTTCTTTTAGGTCTTTGGTATTCCAAAGCCTGTATTCCTCGCTTGCTCCGTGATCACCGCCATTGAGATAGATTTTACCAATTTCTGGAAAATAATTCAAGAACGCCTGCCCACGTCGATAGTCAGGATTGCGTATGAATTGCATAATCCAATACTGTTCAAATTCCTTGTACTGTTCTTTTGAAATCACATCCACCTCAACTGAAATAGTGTTGCTTCTTTTTCGTCTTTGATATAGACTGTATACATCGGATCACCGCCGTTAAAACGATGTGTACAATCAGCTGTAGGGCACATCCTAGTCATCCATTCTTCAAACGTGTAATTATCTTGAGGATACACCCAACAGGTCCATCCACGCGGCAAGACAATTTCTCCAAATTGATTACCTGGATTGATTGGGTCAACACCATTATGAAATTCCCAATGATTAATTATAGTTTTTCTCACTTTAACCCATCCGCCTTTTACGGCTTGTAATGTCATCGCCAGGTCCTATGCTTTTCAGCGACCCATTCATTACCATCATATTCTTCAATTTCCCATTCTACATCTGCAGGAATTTCTACAATTTTAAGTTCAGCGTATCTGCCGTTGGCGTCTGCTTTTAGATCTCGCACGATTTTCACAAGATAGGGATCATCTCGGGCAACCTCTTTATCATGCCAATCGAGATCAGTAATACCTGCCATCTCTTTATAAAGAGTTTCGGCCTTTTCAGATAAACTAAATCCACCATAGCAGTTATTGATCACAATGTACTGAATACCTTTAAGAGTTTTAATTAGTTGTTCGTGTGTCATTTTCCGCTCTTGTATTTTAAACTAAACATTAGAACATCTTTTTCATCGTGAAAATAGAAGGCTGCAATTTCATCCCAGTGATAACTAGCATCGCTGACATCTGTGATGTCAAACCATACATAGCTTCGACAGTTAGCAAGGCACCACTTCTTAATTTTCCAGAAGGGTTCGCCTGCTGCCTTAGCATCGTTATCTGTAATAAGCACCTGATGACATTGTTGCAGAACATCATCAGGCGGCTTAAACTGCTTCCATTCGTCGCTGTAAGAGTACATTAGACTTCCAGCAAAATATTAGGATTCCAGCCAGTCTCTTCACTGTATCCTTCGTTTTCATAACCTCTAGGATTACATACAACTCGAGTACTACCAATGACATAGTCAAAAGGATGATGAGTATGTCCATGAGTCCACAATTTGATCTGTGGATGATCAAGAATAAAATCACTTAGGTCGCTATGATAGCCACCGTTCATGATGTAGTCATGTGCATACTGCGGATGGCAACTCATATGGCTAGGAGTATGATGTCCTACTACCACAAACTTCTGCTCCTGTGGATAGCCGTCCATTACCGTCCTAAAGTATTGCAGTGTTTTGCGATGACGATCTGCAATATCAGCAGGCTTGAGAGATCGATAGCCCGCTTGATCATGTCGAATAATTCTAAAATCGTTCATCATGTCCGCAAGTGCATGAAGTGTAAATGGATCATGTTTGTTGCAGTCAGTCCAAAGTGTTGCACCCATGAACACAATGTCGTTAATCACTTTGACATCATTTTCTAAGAAATAGATGTTAGGATATTTGGCACATTCTTCACGCAGATGATCAATGCTGGCAAAAAACTTGCCGTTATAAAATTCGTGATTGCCAGCAACGTAGATAACGTGTGGGAATTGAAAGCTACAACGTTTTAGGAAGTCGCGGAAACGCTGTGCATTTGCCTGTCTACGGCCTAGACCTGTATGATTAGCAATGGCTGTTTGATCCGCTGTATTCGCAGGCTCCGGATGATCGTGAAGATCCTGTGCAACCATAATGTCGCCGGAGAGAATTAGTAGATCATATTCAGCATCGTTGGGAATCATAACGTCTGAGAACTCTAGGTGCAGATCTGAAACCAATTTAATTTTCATGGTAATTTCCGGTAATGTACGTATATTATAGCACCAGTTTATTTAATTGTCAAACGGTTAAATACTCATATTACATAACCCGGGAGCGAAACAATGGGCGATATTTTCAAAATCATAGGCGATTTAGGTATGCCTGTAGCCGCAGCACTAGCAGGCGGGTATTTTGTATACTTAACTATTAAACTATTATTACAAGGTGTACTAGGGTCGATTAACGGCATGAAGGGCATTATTATTGCTCTAGACAATCGTGTAAAAACCATGAATCACGATGTTATCCGTATTGACACAATTGTGTCCAATGCGCTAGGCCTACGTCCAGATGCAGATCGTATTGCTCGTGCAGATGGTAAAAATGATGCAAGGCGTGATTAATGGCCTATACTTTTACCATTAACATACTCTATCTATTTTGGCTAGTCTTAATTGTTGCGACCGTTTATATCTACATAAAAGATGACCTCGATGACCGGTTGACTCAAATACGACATGATGTCGAAATGCGGAAAGAATGGTTTAGAATGTTGGCCGAACAAAAGAAGTCAAATCCAAAATGGCCATCAGAGTGGACAAGGAGAGATTAATGTTACATTTTGACTATTCATGGGATTTAAGTCCGAATGGGATAATATTAGATAACGAACTTAATATAGATAGACTAGGATGGAAAGGCGGAGACTATTTTCAGTTAGTCAACATTGACGGAAGATGCTATCTTAAAAAAGTGGATCCGCTGGTAAAATTTTTAAAGGATGGTAAACGCAATGAACAAATGGACTAAATGGTATGACAGTTTGCCTGAGCATACTAAACAGTATTTGAAAGGTCAACCACTCTGGCATGATAAGGATGTTGCATTCTTTTGTAGCATAGCAATGGCAGTAGGGGTTTTCTTCGGATATCTAGTGAGATAATAATGTATGTAGATGGATACATGTTGTTTGCAATTTATTTTATCGCTGTGTTGGCCTTGGCGGTCAGTGTCTATGCTCTTTGGAGTTTGGAAGAGATTAGAAAATTTTATGAAACAAAATATAAGACAACAAACACAGCTACCAGATATTATAATGAAGGCTCTGCAATAAAAACAAAGTCTACAGCAAAGGGACATTGGGATTAAGGAAAAATTATGGACGTCGTAGAATTAGTAAACAAGTATGGATTTCCAATTGTCATGGCTGTTGGAATGGGCTTCATTATTAAGTATGTTTGGGAATGGGCCACTAAAGAAGTTAAGCCAGTTATCGGAGAAGCAAACACTGTGTTGATTGCTCTCATTGACCGCATCCGCATGTTGGACAACGATTTGATTCGATTGAATCAAAAGGTCAATACTGTCTTGCACCTACGTGGTAAGACAATCGAGTTTGAACGAGTGGAAGCAGAAGCACAGATTAACATGCAAACCAAGAAGACCGAAGACGAGAAATCAGCATCAGCCGGCGAAAGTTAATTAGTAGGAGGGGCGATTATGGTAAATGCAGTTGCTTCGCTATTATTAGCGGGCATGTTATCAAATGAGCCTCGGTGTATCAAATGGACCTGGACCGGCGATGTCTACAATCGCAAAGTGGTATGTGTAGAATGGACAAAGCCACAGCCCAAAGATAAGGATCCTAAGAAAACATGATTGATCCTATTACACTTGGCATTGCTTTCACTGCCGCACAACAATCAGTGGGTTATATTAAAAAGGCCATCGCTCTAGGCAAAGACGTTAACAGCCTTTACGGACAATTTGCCAAGTTCTTTGAAAACAGCGATAAGATTCATAGTGCTAATGTGGCAGCACAAAACAGCAAAAAGATTCTCACTGATGGACAGATTAGAGCATTGTCAATACAGATTGCCATGCAGAGTAAAGCTCTACGTGATGCTGAAAAAGATCTAAAAGAAATGTTGATATATTCAGGCAACAAAGATGTTTGGGATCAAATGATGGCCGAACGTGTACGCATGTACAAAGAACGGGCCAAGCTAGAAGCGGACATAAAAAATGCTAGGATTCAAGCACAGTCCGACATGATAGATAGACTACTTATAGGTACAAGTTTCATGGCAATAGCTATTCCTACTGTGCTTTTCACTTTTGCTATGATAACAAGAAGTTAATTACTTTTCGTGAGCTACAAACTCACCGTTCCAGTTATCCGGTAATTTTTGTTCTTTCATAAACGCACAGCGTTCAATCCACATTTCGTAATACGTGTCCATTTGTCCGCCAAAGGTGCCTGTCATCTTAGCACAAATTGCCGCAGCCTCGTCAAACTTTTTCTGTTTGTACAAGTCGTGCATTACATCATGTGTTATCTTATCTCTAGTGTAATCTTCACCGCGAGTACGTAATGCTGTATAGATCAAATCTGCTACTGTCTTACCTTTTGGTTGTAAATTGTCCAATAGCAAGTAAAAGAAATCATCTTTAGTCCTGTTGTATGTTTCAGCGCCGATAATACATAACACACCGTATGCTTTACAACGTGCTTCTAAACGTGCGGCTGTTGAAACCATGTCGCCTAAAATGTCATACCCGTGTCTTGCTGTACTACCCATTTCACCGATGTAGCCATCGCCGGTATTACAACCCCACCCCATTGCAGCTGGCGGTAAACCTTGTGCTTCTTTTTCTTTGGTAAAGGCAGCTACAGCATCTAACATCTTTAGACCCACTTCAACAATAGTGCGAGCATGATTAGGATCATCTAGTGGAGCACCGTGCATGTGCATACTTGCATCACCTACATACTTGATAACCATACCGTTGGCATCGATGATTGGAATAGTAATAGCATCCATATATCCGTTCATATACTGTGCCAATCCTTCTGGACCACCGTTGCCTGGCCTGTCAAAGTATTCGCCGATAGGAGTAAAGCCGCGTAAGTCTGAGAACATGACTGATACATCTTTCTTAACGCCTTTCTTGATTAAGTCTGGATTCTCCTGCAACAGTCTAACAACTTCGGGAGAGCAGTAGCCAGCAAACTGTTTCTTGATTGCCTGTTTCTGCAAGAACTCACTTACAAACTTAACGCCATAAGCATGAAGCAGAACAAGAGTGAGGCCAACAGCAAGAGCAGTGATGTCAACGAGCCAAAGATTATTCGTATACAGATATTGAGAAACAGGATACAAAACACCAAGAGCGATAACGCCACTAGCAAGTCCAACATAAGTCCACCTCGTTAAGAAAAGTAAAGCTATGCCCAATGCTGCTAGGGCTATGAGTTCAGCACCATCGGCCCAATCGGGTCTCTGGATAGTAATGCCGTTAACCATTGTGCCAATTACTGCGGCCTGCACGTCTTGTGGAAATACAGCGCCTTTGCTTGTAGGTAAAGGATTGGCAATGCCTGCTGCCGTTGGACCTACAATAACAATAGCGCCGTGAAAGTCTTTTGGCAGGTTCATTAGACTTGCTTGTTTATTCTCTTGACTCCAATCGATCCACACACGACCCAATGGATCTGTAGTAATAGGGCCAAACTTTGGAATACGCATTTTCTCAACACCGCCTTCGTTGAGTTTAACTTGGAAAGTAGAATCCCCAGCAGCCACACGTAGAGCTTCCATCGATATACTAGGATATAGTTTTCCGTCTACTGATACTACTAACGGCAATCTTCGATTAACACCGTCTACTTCAGGAAGTGTACTAACAATACCAATGCCTGCGGCAGCGTTTTCTAATGAAGGAATATTAGCAATTAATCCGGGATACTGTACGATTTGATCTAGATGTTCTGGCCCTAGTACCGCTGATCCAGGATTGCGAGGTTTATTTTTTGTTCGATCACTAGGAACTGATCCTAATACAACTGGATATTGTTTTAGGGCATTTGCGAGAACAGCATCGCCACCAGTGCGATCAGACTCAGCCATGATAACATTGAGCACAACAAGGCCAGCGCCACGATCATAAAGATCTTTAATAATTTTTGCATACTCTGCCCTCGGTAAAGGCCATTGACCGTATTTGTCCAATGCTGCTTCATCTATGTTTACTGCATAGATGTTGTTAGCTGTAGGAGCTTTTTGTGTAATTAGTGTGTCAAAGTAGCGTAGTCTTACACTTTCTACAAAGACAGGATCAGCAATTCTTATACTTAAAATAAGTGCCAATGTTAAAAGGGCAGTCCAAGGACTAGTTAGGATTTTTTTCAGCATGAAATATTTATGCTGATTTACTGTCCTTGATTTACTGTAATTTTAGCACATCCGCCTGCTGTAGTACAATTATGCGTAATTGAATAATAATTTTGAGTGCTGCCGCTTTGTGTTAGACTTAGATCAGTAGGTAGTCCGCTTAGATTAACTTTGGCCATATGACCAGCACTACCTTGCTGCGTAATATCAACGTTCTTGTTGCCTCCGCTGAGTACAACTTCGGCATAATGACTGCCACTGTCTTTCTGTGTTATTATCAAACTATTGTTGTTTCCACTAACATCGGCAAACACTGCTTTAGCACCGGCTGTGCTAGTTTGTTGTAGTGTTGCAGTATTAAAATTACCCACTACTTTTAAATCGACATAGTTTACTTCAGTGGTAGCATTACCATGTTGTGTAACGTTGATATCATTACTTAGACCATTACCGTAATAGTTTACATAATTGTTTCTAGTGCCTGTTTGTTGTACTGCAATTGTATTTTGATTGCCAATCTGTTCAATGAAAACTTTTGAGTCTGCGGTAGTTCTATTAATAAATGAAACTACTTGTGCGTGTTTTACGGCATCGGCATTAAATGGAGTTGCGCTACCCCCGCAACATAAAGGAGGAGGTCCAGTAGGAGTAGTAGAAGTAGTAGGTGCAGTTGATCCTGCGTTAGGTGCAATTGGACCAAACGACTGTCCGTTAAGCTCAGTTGTTCCTTGTATTTCATCTATAAACAACAAGGGGCTCAACGCAGTATCACCTAGATTGAAAGTGGCAAATCCTAGCACGTATGTTCCAGTTTCAGAAACAGTAAACGTTGCCAATTGCCAACCTGTTGATCCATATGAACCTGTAGCATAGTTGCCTGTTCCTGGATTAGTGAATCCTAATAGCGCATATCGCTGTTGACTGTTGTTTAGTGTTGGTACAATACTGGCATTAGTAGAATGTGTTAGAGTCATCATACTACCATCGTTGTATGGTGTGTAGTCTGTTGACAAATAGTTCCATGCGAACGAATAAGTGGTGCCTGCTTGCAAAGTTATTGTTCTTTTGATCCAAGATGCTGTTGTTGGGGTTGGATCGCCACTGCCGCCGTTTTGGCTTTGATAAGTCAAATAATTTCTAATGGCGGTGTTTTCTGATGACGTTAATCCTAGGCTAGTTGTAGCGGCGTCGAATTGTGTAGCACCCCCTGGATATAGTTGTCCCATGTAAGTTCCGTAAGGTTTGATCGTCCATGTTTTACCACCACCATAGGTAATATTTTGTATACCTGTGCTAATACTTACATCACCACTAGAAGATGTCCATCCTGATAAATTGCCTGTTTCAAATCCTGTTCCTTGTGCAGATAAATCTTGACTAAGTGCAATACTGGTCGTAAAAGCGAAAAATAAAAACTGTAGTAGTCGTTTCATGGTCTTCTTAACACCCCTGTCTTTTGCACGATGTTTACTACATTACCACCCGGATCGCCACTACCTACTATGGTAAACGCATATTGATCGTTGTGGCTAATCGCAACAAATGTATTTGAATCGTAGCCTGTAGTTTTAACTTCCGCATAGTGATCTATGTTGCTACGATAGGCTGTACCTTTACCCTTACTTTGAATATCAGCATTATCATTTTTCTCCCAGGCTACGCAAACACTAGTACTCGAATTGCATCCTTTCTTACCATCGGAAAATGTATCAGGTAGTAATGTTGCTGCTGGTTGTTCTTTGGCTTTTTCAATTCTCTGTGCCATTTGGCGTTGCGCATCAGCTTCCATTTCTTCCATTTCTTGATCACGTTTTGATTTACCCGCTTCTTTGATAGCGTTGACAATTTCAAGAGGTTTAACAATAATAAGATTATTGCCAATTTTACTCTCAACGGTATTAACAATAACTGGAGGAGTTGGTATTATCGAACTACTCATTACATAGGTTGCTTCGAATGCCTTATCTAGAATTACGGTACCTGCATCATTGCTGACAATAATCTTGCCTACCTTACAACGATTTTCTTCAAGCTCGTAGGTCTTTACATCTTTCTCATCTTTACAACTAGGAACTAGCATAACAAGACTTTGTCCCGCTTCATCTACAGTCATGGTGAAATCAGTACCACGTACAGCCACTGTGGCCGTAGGAGTTTTGATGTTTACCTGTTGCGGATTATTTTTAGCAATTTGTCCGCTAGCATATCGGACAGTGCCCATCCCCACTTTGAGCGCAAGTTTGCCTGCATCTGACTTCTTAGGATCGAATACAAAATCGTCAATAAGCAATCTGCTGTTTTCTGTAATCTTAACTTTAGTATCATCTTTAAAAGTTATATTACTTGAACATGCGCCGGTAACATAGGTATCCATGCTTTCAATATCGGCACCCTTGGCCCCGGACATTTTCTTTTTGTTGCGCTCAACTTCACAGGCAGTGCCTTTGGTTTCTGAGACCGTGCCAATGCCAGCCCAAGAAGGGCTGGCAACTGTTAGCAGTAGGGCTAACAATAAGACACGCATAATTATCTCGCAATCGCTGTAGCAGGTGATACAATAGTTGAACTACTTGTACGAACTGTGATAGTGTTGTTGCTACCTTGTGTTTGGATATTAACTGTAGTATCGTTAGTACCCTGTTGCTGTGTAGTAATGCTGTTGTAATCGCCTGATGTATTCATAGCAAGAACGTGGCCGTTAGCACCGGCTGCATCTGTTTGTTGGATATTGAATACGTTAGCATTACCTAAAACAGTATTGGTTACAGTTCCTCGGCTACTTAGCAAACTGCTAGTAACTTGGTTATTGTCGCCATCTAATGATGTAGTAGTATTGATATTGCTACCGACCAAATCTTGAATGATCATATTATTGTTTCCAATAATTTGTTCGGTGATAACATTAAGATTATTGGTTGCATTGTTAGCATTACCAACAGTCAATCTAGTTTGGTTATTGTTTCCTAACATATTAGTAGTATATTGGTTATTTGTACCTCTAATATTATATTGACTACTATTAGCATTACCAGTTTGAGTAATATTCACAGTGTTTGTACTACCAGTGATAGTACCGTAGTTTGTAGCACTGGGTGCATCCGGCGTAAGTGTGGTAATACCAGTGCCGGCAACTGCTGTTGCTACGGTAGTTGTAACGCCACCAACGTTGTTGGTTCCACCAACCTGTTCGATAGTAATAGTATTGCTACTACCGACCTGCTCGATATAGACCTTATTAGGTCCAGTAGCGGCTTGTGCCCAAATTGTACTAGAGCCAACAACCATTGCTACTGCGAGTAATTTTCTCGACAACTCGCCAACGCCTGTCTTTCTATATTTCATTTTTCTTTAATGTCGGTTTATTATTCGCCGACAAGTTCCTTGGTCTTTGACCTGTAATTATACTGTTTCTCGTATCTACTCCTCTCTGTAGATGTATTTCATATAAATTTATTTAATTGCTACTGTCTATAAATTAAATGCCGCTGTTAAAATTTCAACATGTAAATTTTTCAACATGTAAAAATATCAACACTTATGGTTTAATTGGACTTAACTTGTCAACAAGAACAAATCCTTTCTTACCATCTCGAGTCTGTACTTTAACCCAATTATTATCAACTTCAATTATCTTTACTTCTGTACCCTTCAAAAATAACCATTGCTTTGTGCTATCTTCGGTGGCCTTAACTCTAACATAAAACGGCTCTTTAAAAAATTTCACATCGCCTATTTTATATTCTTCTGTTGGCTTTGCTGGGTTTTCTGCTGTTGGCGCTGCTGCTGGCGCTGGCGGAACAACTGCTGTAGTAGGCTTGACATCATTTTTAGGTTCCTCCTTCTTTACTTCTTGTTTGACTTCTGGTGCGGGCTCAGGAGCTTTGCTTGCTCTAGGGCTTTCTGTGTTGCTGGGCTGTAATGGTGCGGGTGCAACTTCTGGGGCTCTTTGGGCCGGGGCTTGTGATTGAACCAACTCATTTCTTTCCTCCTTGAAACTCCAGTGTCCTTTGCGGGCGCCTTCATTAATGGTTTGAATTACCGCAGCCTGCACAGCTACATCGATGGCACGGTTGATACTTTCATTGATACTTCCACCGACTTCACCTTCTAGTGCATTTGCTCCAGCACCGAACTGTGTACCGTCATCAACAAATCTCAATAATGTCATCTTGTCCATGTAGCTTAGGACTGTTTTAGTTATTGTAACTGTGGTCAAGATTTCGCCTGTACTTACAGAAACTGTACGCAAGGTAATGGTTACAGTATCACTTTGATATTGTGTGCTTGCACCGATGCCAAAAATTCTTATACCACTACCACCAGTTAGTGTATTGCTATCATAGCCAACAATACCGCCTTCCATGATAATACCAGCGAACATCATTGGGGGCAACATTTTGGCATCGCGGCCTTGATACTGCTCACGCATCTGACGAATCATCTGACGTTCTTTAATTAGGTTTTCTAGGCCTACACGTTCTAGCACTGTGAACCAACGAGCTTCGCCTACATCTTGTAGGGCTTTGATCAAATAGTTTTCAGCACCCTGTGTAACTGCTGAACTTAGTGAAGCAATTAGGGGTTGGCTTTTTCGCTGTCCAGTTAAATCACGGAAACCGTAAACAGCAACAGGTAAAGGGCCGCCTTGCGGTGGACGTAGTTTATTCTGATCCTTTTTTAGGAACTTGCTGGCTTCGACTTTAGGCTCGTCAAATTGATTGCCTGTTATTTTTTCTCTTAGTGCTGAACTACTAGCACAGCCAGATAAGACCGCTATTACTGCTAGGGATATTATTGTCTGTTTCATAATTATCCGCCAAATCCAAACGTACCACTTGGTACAATCATTTCTGTATACTGTCTCGGGTCAAGTACGTTTTCAATTCTAACAACAATATTAGTACCAACTACTTTCCAAGTTATATTATTTCCAGCAACTTCCATTTGGCCACAATTTCCAGCACTATTCACGGTGCATACAGGAACACCGTTAACGCCAAATAAACTATCTGTAATCTGCTTGGCTAACTGTGAATAGATACGGCTTTCTAAGTTTGCTTGAAACTTAGCTTGAGGAGTGTTTAATGCATCGCTCTCTGCTTTTGCTTTTAAGGCGTCTGCCGCAGCCTTGTTTTTGTCTTTAGCTTGTGTTTCTAATTGATAAAGTGTTAAGACGTGTGAACTGTAGCCGATACCTGAAAAGGACGGACTACTAAAACTATGTTGTAATTCTGCACCACTGGCAGTCAACGCTATTGTTGCCAATAAGGTGGCTGTTATATACTTAACCATCGATTCGCTCCCGGTTATACATGTTATATGTATTTAGAGAGAATTTGCTCTAGATTAAAACAACAGTTTACGTAGTGGGAAGGCTGAAACTAAACTTACCTTTACTTCCAGTACCACTATAGCCGTTAGATTCTATTTTGGCTTTTTCTTTGAAGTTAGGCGGATAGACAATATTGACAGATTTTAAAACTGCATCTTGACCTTTAGCAGAAACTATGCTTTTAGCCTGTACCATGGCAGAACTATTAAGGAAACTACGAATAGCTTCACCAAAATCTATCTTGGTATCTGAATTAATGTGTCTTGCTACTAGATGCGCAGTTTGAGCCAAACACAAAAAGCTAATATAGCTTCCAGATTTGTATCCACCTAGTTTAAACAATCTCATTAATGCAGGCGGAACCTTGGACAAATCATTAGGCAACGGATTTTTAACTACAGCATTAGGACTAGCAGGATCGCCCATAAGTTGATACTTAGGATCTCTAGGTTGTTGTATTACTTCTCGAAGAGCGTTGGCTTCGTCAGCATTTATCAGTTTGTATTTTTCAGCTAATATAATAGGCTGATCCAAACCAGATTCGACTTTACAAATGTCTAGAATGTTAACAGCTTCTGGATACATTTTGATGTATTTCTGACCGGTTGTGTTCTGAGATGCTTCTTCTTTGGCCTTCCATATATTTGTAATAGTGGCCTTAGCGCCTTGTTTACCTTTTGAGCTTACGCCTAAGGATATACCATTCTTAATAATATAACTGTCAACCAACGGATTATTTTGGTCTACTGGAAAACTAATACTTGCTCCAGACAGATCGCCGCCTTTAAAAACGTCTGCGATAGCCTGTGTAAGTTGGCCTGTTATCTGTTGATGTCCTGCTATCATAGCTACAGGAGCAAGTGTTTCGCAGAAGTCATCTTGTAATGCACTAACTATCGCCCCGCCGCCGAGAAATTGAATTGGCTCACCCGTAGATGCTTGATTAAGAGATTGTGTTAGCATAGTGCCTTGTGGATGAGTGCTCACCGCTTTCACAATAGATGGAACAGTTCTAGCTCTCCCGTCAGCAATCTTAAGCTGTCCAGGCTTTAGAGCTGTTTCTGTTTTAATAGTAGAGCTTTTCTTTTTGTCTTTTCCGCCTGCACTAAGTCCCAATACTGCTGTTACTTCACCGTCTGTAATGGTATTATTTGGATTTTTTGATCGATAAAATTTACCAATGATAAGTTCTTTGCCGTCGTCTGTAGCGAATACTGCAAAGGCAAAACTTTTAGATCCTGTTGGAGAATTTATCCAAGCAATCTTATTTTTATCCCCCCCAGCCGCATCTAAAACACCTTGTTCTAAACTTTGTTGGTCTGGGTATTTGTCTGCATCAACAGGAAACTGCCAGTTCCAACTTTGGAACTTAAACTCATTTCCATCGGAATCTACGTAAGTTTCGCCGGGACGTGCCGCACGAAGACCGCTAGCTTCTAAAATTAGTTCAAAAAATCTCATACTAATATTTAGCTGATTTCAGGAAACAGGCATTCTTGGATAAAAATCCTAACATCCTCTTCGCTTAGACCCAAACTAACCATTACTTTAGGTGTGTGCGGATTTTGTTTCTGATTTTGTGCATAGTAATTCTGATTATATGTAGTATCTTCCGCGGTATTATTAGTTTCACCTACTGTGCTTAGATAGTGTTCTACACCGTTTCTAGCCATAGCAACAATTTGTTCTAGTTCTTGCTCATCGCTGACATTGGCTGCGGCCACCATACTCTTACTGAAAATACG